TGATTATTATGACTGGTTCAGCCGTGATGCTGATTATGGTTACACATCGTATGATCCAACCAAACGCACCATGCACTGGGAGAAGGGTTATGACACATACAGTGACTTCTTCTTCGGTAAGAAGAACGGTTCTACAAAGAAGGTCAACACCCAGGATTCAGCGAGTCTGCTGCTCACAATGTCCCGTGTGATGGGTACAAACAGCGATCATTTCTCCCACTTGTCAATGGACAGCAAGAAGATACACATTCCAACAGACATGCTTGCATCAGGATTGGATATGGATCTGTTCATCGGTGCCTCTCTTCAGAACATCGCGAAGTTCATGCACCAGACGCAAGAGGAAAGGATTTACGCCAAGACAGGTGCAGATAAACTTTCAAAGACAGTGTACAACATCCTTAATGAGGAGCGTGTGAACAAGCTGATGGCTGATGAGACTCCAGGTTATCTGAAGTTCGTATCCAAATACAAGATACACAAGTACAAGGATCGTCCAGAAGCGGATGCAGAAGATTCCAATCAAAGGTTGCTTGAATTGTTTGACAGGATCATCAGATATCCGGAACAGATCACCGAAGAGGAGATGGAGGAATTCAAGGAACCTTTGGAGAAGGTCAAAGACATCATTGACAAGTCTGAAGGGATACCTGTTGAACATGGAGCATGCAAGAAAATGGCTACCAAAATCACCAAGGTACTGCAGGAATACATCAAGTTTGATGAGGAACCACCCCCTCCACCTTCTGGAGAAGGAGGAGATGATGGACCTGATGGAGGTGAAAGCATAGGTATGGATGATTCCAAAGCAACAGATGGAGATGACAAGACACCTCCTAAAAAGACACAGGAGTCATTGAAAAAGTTTCTGGAAAAACTTCGCGAATCCATGAAAGAAACTGACAGCAGCGACACCAAAGTGTTCAACGAATTCATCGAGGAGATGAAACACTCTGAATCCACTGGTTCCACCAAGGAACACATGGGTAAGGTGGACTATTGCATCATGCCTGTGACCTCATACGCCAAAAGCAGATACCAGCGTGCAATTGCAAAGATTGACCGATTGAAAGCCAATGTAATAGCTAACCTGCTTAAGCGCAAGAACAGGGATTATCAATTCTCCCTCAAATCAATGCGTACAGGTAGATTGGATACCAACAAGCTTGAGCTGCACGCGAGGCTGCCATATTCCTCAATGAGGCGATGAAAGGTGTACCTGACGTGGAGTTGTTCATCTATGGTCATACTGCGGATTATTATGAATCAGATTTAGGTGCTGGTGGTAGTAATCGTACACAGTTGCTTGTATACAAGGAGCCTGGTGTCAACAATGATATCGCACTTGGTGGTATAAGCGCAAGATCCGAGAATCGCGATGGTGTTGCTATGATGGCTGCAGCAAAGCGTGTACGCGCAAGGACATCCAACCATGGTGTGTTCATCATCATCAGTGACGGTTCACCATCCGCCATAGCGTATCGCGGAGAAGCTGCCAGGACACATGTACGCAGGATGGCCAATGAGATTGAGAAGATGGGATTCCAGGTTGTACAGGTCACCATTGGTGGATACCGCAGCAAGGATATGTTCAAGAATGTGGTTGACATGGATGACATTTCCACGTTTCCCACCATGTTTGTGAGCTTCCTGAAGAAAAAGATAAATTCCCTGATAAAGGAGAAAGTGATATTGTAAACCAAGACCCCCTGTGTAACAGCAGGGGGTTTTAAATTTAAGAGATGACTAGATCATTAGAAATCGTATTAGTTAATGGGTGGACAGAGCATTTTCTGTTGCCGGATACAAGTTCCACTGAATGTACATCAGGTGGTGAGATAATAGGAGTGATTGAAAAATATTCCAAAGGCATCCAAAGAATGCGTGAACGGAATCCTTTACTTGTTGTTGGTAAACCCACCAAATACATAAATGTGGATGACGCTCTGCACACATTGATAAATGCAAGAAAGTACATTGACATGCCTGTGACCGGACCACTGGGTCTTGTTGACCAGTCATTCACCTTGGACTTGCAGAAAAACATCATTGTGTTTTATGACAAGAAAGGTAAGGAGCGCGGTTCCATGTTTCTGGATGGCATGTATTCCAACTGGCGGGAGATTCTTTATCCTGAAACAATTGTCACTGAAGCAGATACCATCACTGTTCATGAAGAGGAAGAAGAAGAGATCTCCACTGAAGTGCCTTTTGACATGCTGAAACACATTGAAGAACCCATGGTTGAGGATGATGATGAGGAATATGATGATGAGGAATCTGATGATGAGGAATATGTGGATGAGACAGTCACTCCTGTACGTATTGTAAAGGAAATGAAAGAGAAATTGGAATCCAGTGAAGGTGAATCCGCATGTGAGTTATGGGATTATCTGTTTGTAGATCATGATCTGTTTGGTAAAACAGTTGTAATCCAGTATTCAGGCGGAGGTGACAGTGGTCAGACTGATGATGTCTCCATATATGACACTTTCAAGTATAATGGCGCTAAAACTTATGAAGATTATATGAGCGCTGAGGAGTCTGATTCTTATCCTACAATTATAAGCAGTCCTGATCTTGACACCAAGATATGGAATCTGATTTCAAGCCGCGTGGGTGGATTCTACAATGACGAAGGTGGATATGGTAAGATAATCCTCACTGGAAAAAGTTTCCGATGGGATCATTTCAATTATGTCCAGACTCAAGAACACGAACTTGGTACAATCATTACTGTAGAAGAAGAGAAAGTGGATACTGACAGTGATACACTTCCATTCTGATGGCTACACCCATGCATCACGCCATGTCTTCCGCAAGGAAACATGGTGGCACGTGGGAACAGTACGTGCATATCCACAGCTGGTTTGATGAGACCAAATCCTGGGTTCCGGATGTAAGACACAGGATGTTCAGACACCATGCTGAAGGTATCTTTGAATGTGAGAAGGTTTTCGGTGTATCCATAAGGATAATCTTGGAATCAGGTCACATCAAGGAAGTACCTGTCAGGTTACTTGGTGAGCAACATGTTACAGAAGACTGCGGATTCATTCCAAATGCGAAAGAGTATATCAAGCATTTGAAGATTGAACCATGGCAGCTCAGAGTTGCTAAAAAAATCGACATAAACATAAAAGGCGAATATGAAGAAAGAGATGTGGAATTATAGTGATATAATACCATCAATTTTCTAAATTCGTAAAGTTTAAATCTAATTATTGGTAGTTTGGTAGTCTATGTGTATTTATATGTATATCAATGATTATCAATCTCCCCAATGGAAAAACCATAGAGGTTTCCCTGGAGGTTTATCTAAGGATGACGGATGACGATTTCGAGTATCTCATATCAATAAACTGTGGCGATGAAGTTCTTAACCCCTTCGAAGCCAGCGTTTTGCTATACGGTGAAGCGAAGCAGGATGAAGAATATGAGGAACCCGATGATGTTGTTGAACCGTCCGACTTGGATAAACTTCTGGACCTCGACGCAGAAGACGATGACGAAACTTAAGCAGTGCGCTGGATGCGGAGAAATGCGTCCGATATGGAAAAACGACGCTGGTCACCGATACTGCAAGAACTGCTGGTTCAAAAAGGAACCACCGAAGTTTGAAAGCAAATCAAGGGTGTTGAATCCCAAATCACCCAAACGAGCGGTACTCGACCAACTTTATGCAAGACTAAGGTTGGAATTTTTAACAGAACATCCCTTTTGCAAGGCTCATTTGAATGGTTGTACGGTTAAGAGCACGGACATCCATCACAAGAAAGGAAGGGGTAAACACTATTTGGAAAAGCAAACATGGTTGTCTGTATGCAGAAACTGCCATGACTGGATTGAAAAACATCCTATTGAAGCCAAAGACCTGGGATTCTCAATGTCAAGATTGGGAGAACAGGATACAGACTAATCTGTAAGAAAGATCAAATGAAAAACATTAAAATCAAGCTGGATAACATCCACTATGCCTTGTTGGTAGCATTGGGTGTGTTGTCTGCAATGGTTATCTTTAAAAATCCTACAATAACAAAGATCCAGATATATGAAAGGATGCTAGACATGACTTACGTATACGGAGGAAATGCATCATTGGGGTATTCGATTCCCCTTACAGTGAGTTACATACAGAATGACACGGTCTATGTGGTAACTGATTTAGATTCAACTAAAACCAAATAACAAGACAATGAAAAAGTTCCTTACCATTATTGCAGCGACAATGTCGCTTTGGACAAGTGCATCATTTGCACAGACAACAACCACCATGACCTCTGTCATGGGTATTGAGCTTGGATCAAGCAAAGCAAAAGTCAGTGAAATCCTCACATCCAAACAACCTGAATGCAAAGTGTTCAGCCAGACTGAGAAGTCAATAAGCTACACTGACGTAAAATGGGGTGATTACAAGGCTTATCTTGTCATTTTCCAGTTCTCTCCAGAAGACAAGCTTCACACGGTACAGATATTGATACAACCTGAGTTTCCAAAAGGTGTGTTCAATCTGTATGATGAAATCATTGAAAAACTTGCTGAACGATATGGAAATAGCAAGAAGAAGTTGGAGTATTACTCACATCCATACAACAAAACCGACAAGTATAAATACACAGAATCCATGGTTAAAAATGGAAATGTGACAATGATCTCCTTGTGGACATTTGATGTATTGAATACGGCTTCAAACGAAGATGATGACAACACCATTCAAGTGAAGGTTGTTCCTGAATGCATGGTGAAGGTGTCATATCAAGATGCTGTGATCATCAACGAAGTTGTAAGGAAACAAAAGGAGAACAATTCCAAGGATTATTGATGACACCGAAAGAGACCGCTGAGAGAATCGTCATGGACCACCTGAAACAACTGGGTGGTTCAGGCGGTCTCATTCCCAAGTATTCAAACATGGGTGTTGCAAAACAGATTGCTGAATACACTGTCATGAAGATAGTGGAGGAACTACGTATCCATATTCAGGACTGCTACAGCGGTGTTGATCGCTTGGAATACTGGAAGGAAGTCAAAAGACAAATCAAACACGCATTCAGTGATTCATGAAAAGCCATATGTCCCCCATAGAGCAGCTCTTGGAGCTGTTCAACAAGGACGTTGACAAACTGCGCAAGGAATATTTGGAAACCAAATCCATGCGCGCATTGCGGGAACTCTCCCTTATCGAAGATGTGATATACCAACTTGAGAGGAAACTCCCATATGAGAAGGAATACCACAAACGCAAATGAGAAATGTTAAGGAAACCTATAGTCAAAAAAAGATATACTGATCGTCTTCAGCAGCAAATGGACGAACTGAAAAAGGTTCAAGCAGCTGCTGCAAAAGAGGAAAAAGAGCGTCTGAAAGCTGAAAAGAAATCCAAGCTCGAACAGGAGTTGAAGGAAAAGGAATCCATTGCGCGAAAACAACGTGCGGACAAGAGGATTCGTGAAAAACAAGAGTATACAGCTCGTTACATTGAAAAGTCAAAGAAACCTGTAAGACCCAAGAGTCCTGTAGTAAATAAGGAACCTGTGGTGAAACAGCCTGTGGTGCAACAAAAGATAATTATTGAAGAAAGAAAACCCACATTGTCCATATTCATATTCTCATATGAGAGAAAGGAGATGTTGGAAAGACTTCTTGCTGAGCTTGAAGGATATGATGTCACGATCATCGATGATGGATCATCCTTTGACCTGGATCACCCTGGTTTTATAAAACTACCTCATGGTGGTAAAGAAGGTTTCTGGAGAAACTGGGACCATGCGCTGAAACTGTTCAAGAAGTCAAGGAATGAGTTTGCATTGTTCCTTCAAGATGATGTGTTTGATGTCAGAATTGACAAGATCATTGAGTATCATAATCTCTTAAAGGATAAAACATATGCGTTCAATGTACTTACTGACAGCAGGATTACTTGTTGGAATTCCATAGCTCCCACACCATTCAATGAAGAGATTGACAAGGTGGGTTTTGTGGACTGTCTCTTCTTCACCACTCGTAAGACATTGAGTCTGATAGGATATTGGATGGAGGCGATTGATCGTGTACGTTTCAAGATCCCAGGCATAAGCAGCGGAGTGGGTCAACAGCTCACCAAAAGACTGAACAATCGCAGGATACCGATTTACAGAAACAAGACATCATTGATTTACCATGGTGATCACGAGAGCATTATGCATAATCATGAACGAAAGAAGAACCCATTGATAAGCATATGATTAAGAACAGAGAGAACCCCAAAGGCGCCTATGGCACCCACTTCCATCCATTGCTCGCTTCCCTTCTCAATACAGAAGGATTAGTGATTGAGCTAGGTACAGGTGATTATTCCACACCATTGATACATGAGATATGTAAATTCCAGGGAAGACCTGTGATCTCATACGACGACAGCGTGGAATGGCAGCAGAACTTCATAGATCTGCAAATCTCTTCGCACAACTTCATACTTGTGAAGAACTGGTCTGCCATAGATGTGATTCCTTGTGGGGTGGTTCTCATTGACCATTATCCTCCAGAACAGAGGGTTGTGGACATAAAAAGGTTCAGGGATGTAGCACAGATTCTGGTGGTACATGACACTGACAAGATGAACTATTATGGATATGGAAGCGTATTCTCAGAGTTCAAGTATTGCCATAAGTATGAACGATATCTGAAGAGCACCACACTGCTCAGTAATCATATAGATGTAACCAAGCTATGCTGATTGTTGCAGGAATAGCCACAATGCCTGGAAGAGAGGATATTCTTCCAGATGCTGTGAACAGTCTGAAAGGACAGTGTGACCATGTCCATGTCTATGACAATGGAAAGGAAGAGATTGATCTTACAGACAATGGAAAGTTCAGCTTTCTGAAGGACTACAAGGAACCCATCTATTATTTCAGCTGCGATGATGATTTGATGTATCCCAGCGATTATGTATCCAGATCAATCAAGGCGATTGAAAGGACTGGATGCATCATAACATATCATGGTCGCAAGCTGCTGGGAAAGAACAGGAACTATTACACAGGTCACAAGCCTTACAGATGGAATCAGGACATTGGTTATGATGTGGAGATAGATGTCGCTGGCACTGGTGTCACAGCGTTCAGGACTGATTACTTCAACCCTGTGGACATATATCTTTCACAGTACAAGAAGATGTCGGATGTGGTGTTTTCCTTGGAGGCTGCAAGACAGAAGAAGAGGATAATGATCGCATCCCATAAACGTACATGGATAAGATACCAAGAGACTCTTGATCCCAGGAAGACAATACATGGTACTGAATCAAAGAACTGCAGCGTTCAAGGCGAACTATGCAATATGATATTGGACTTAAAAAACAGAAAATGAAAAAGATATTACTATTCCTATTATTGCTATTACCAGGGGTGTCGATGTCACAACCCCTGTTTGGATACACTCCCTCTCAGATAAGGGACAAATGGCCCAACTTCGACTGGGAGTATGAGAAATGGGGTGAACGCAAGGACAAGATGATAATGACATTCGCGGAGGATGACATCAGAGTCATGTATTTCTTCGATGAGGAGAATCGTTCCGTGTTCACAAGCATATGTCCTTTGACAGTTGGAGAACTGCAAGGCATGATTGAACGGTACAACAACAGGTATGTGATCGTAGACAACAGCACCTGGAGATTCTATAATAATGGTGCTGTGTTCCTATGCACTCTGAGACAGACGACGGACACCAATAAGTATTACTTTTTATGGACTGTGGAAGAATAAGCAACATGAAGAAGATAATAGCTATTGGTGACATACATGGTCGTACGTCATGGTCAAAGATCATAGAAGAAAATCCAGATGCCGATCGCATCATATTCATCGGTGACTACTTCGATGCTCCTCCCTCAAAGAGGCATCTAGGTATGTACGGTGTTCACGAATTGGAGAATTTTAAGAACATTCTCGCATATAAAAGATCAAATCCCGAAAAGACAGTCCTGCTTCTGGGAAATCACGATTACCATTATTTGTCAGGTGTAAATGCACATTATTCAGGATTTCAGATGGACATGTACACTGCTTTTTCTCAAGAGCTTGAACAAGCCATATTGGATAGATTATTGAAATGGACGCATTTGGAAGACGGATATCTGTTCAGTCATGCAGGTGTCAGCAAGACATGGTTCAAAAACACAGGTGTTTCCGACATTCATGAGATCAATGATCTTTCAAGAGGATGGTTCGGATTTATTCCAGGTGCATACCATGATTCATATGGAGACGAGGTATGTCAATCACCCACATGGATAAGACCAAACAGTCTGCTCAATGATCCTATAGACGGATACAAACAGGTTGTAGGTCACACTAGAAAACCATTTGGTGTGGAGATCATAGAAAATGTTTATTTCATAGATTGTCTCGAGTCAAATTACTATCTTAGTATAATGGATGGTAAAGCGGAACCTGTGAAATACGTAACAAATTAATAGATATGGAAACCAGTTGATGTAAATGGCAACACTGTTCCTTTATGGATCAGCATGGGGGTTCGACTCCCCCACTGGTTACTAAATAACAAAACAATGAAAATAAGGAGTTTAATGATTGCCGCAGTAGCTGCGGTCGTATTGTCTTATGGATGTAACGGTAGTAGTGCATCCGGTAAAAGACCAATTAAAATCGAAGGTTTTGGAGGTACTCTTGCTCAAGCAGCAGTTCACCTTACAAAGGATGACGTCACTTATGACGCGTCATATTTCAAAATACCTTATCCAAACGGCGATGTACCCGCAGACAAAGGGGTATGCGCAGATGTTGTAATACGAGCATACAGAAAACTAGGGATCGATCTCCAGAAACTGGTGCATGATGACATGTTTTATGAATTTGACGAGTATCCTAATCATTGGGGTCTTACCAAACCTGATCCGAATATTGATCATAGGAGGGTTCGTAATCTGATGAAATTCTTTGAGAGACATGGTACTATACAGAGTGATTTGACAGAAGATCCCAATCCAGAGGATTTTGTTCCAGGAGATATCGTATGTTGGACGCTTGGTGGTGGAACAACCCACATAGGAATCGTATCCAATGTGAAGACAAACAACCTTGTAGGTGCCGAATGGATGATGGTTCACAATGTGGGATCCGGTCAGATATTGGACGATTGTCTCTTTGATTACGAGATCATTGGACATTACCAATACGTATCTGAAGATTATTACAAAAAATAGAAAAATGAGTACTACTGAAAATGAATTGAAGATCAAGTATTTCGAAAGACTTTTCGAAACAACACTTAGCCTATGCATGGCGATTGAGGACGAATATCCTTATGAATTGAGAACGACAAACCTGTCTGAAAGATTCCATGAGGTGTTGAACGTCCTTCAAGAAATTGAAATTGAAAAAATAAAGTTGAATGGAAACAATGGTGAAGAACCAGCATTCTAGCCGCGAGACAGTGCAATCAAAAGCACTGTCCGTGGCAAAACAAAACAAACGATGCGGTCTCGCACTAAGCATGGGTGTCGGTAAGACATACATAGGATTGCAGCATATGGATTGGTACCTCAAGGAGGTGAATCCAGATGCTACTTTCTTGGTTGTCGCACCCAAAAGGAGCATATTCTCCAGCTGGTTTGACGACATGTACAAGTTCGGACTGTCCCATCTCAAGGACAGGGTGAAGGTTACCACTTATCTTTCACTTACCAAACAGTCGTTGTCTTACGACGTGTTGTATCTTGACGAGTGTCATAGTCTGCTGTCAAGCCACAAGCTTTGGTTGAACACGTATGGTGGATGGATACTTGGTCTTACAGGTACACCTCCCAGACACGCCAAAAGCGAGAAAGGCGAGATGGTTGACAGATACTGTCCGATAATGTATTCGTACATCACGGATGACGCCGTAGAGGACCGTATACTCAACGATTACAGGATAACGGTTCATTCCGTCAATCTTGACAGGCTTCCCAGACATACGGTGAAGTCATCAACAAAAAGCTGGGTGACCAGCGAATACGAGAATTACAAATATTGGTGTTCAAGGATAGAATCCGCCACCGACCCCAAGAGCGATCAGTACTTCAGGATAGGCAGGATGCGCAGCATGATGTCCTATCAAAGCAAAGAGCGTTACGCTTCCAAGCTGATGAAGGATATCGAAGGCAAATGCATCATATTCTGCAATACCAAGGAACAGGCGGAACGCATGTGTGAACACAGTTACCACAGCGACAATCCAATGAGTGAGGAAAACCTAAAGATGTTCAAGGATGGAACTATTCAAAGACTATCTTGCGTACTACAGCTTAATGAGGGTGTCAATATTCCTGATCTTAGGAATTGCATTATGCTTCATGCTTATGGTAACGAAAGGAAAGCGGCGCAGAGATTAGGACGCGTCTTGCGATTGAATCCTGACGATGTCGCAAACGTCCATGTGCTCATGTACAAGGATACCATAGACGAAATGTGGGTGAAGAAAGCACTCATGGATTTTGACAAGGAAAAAATAAAACACAGGGATGTACACAATCATTGAATACGCGGTTGATGAAAAAGGAGTGTTGGCTCCTTTGAACGACAAGGAACTACAGAAATTCAACAGGTTGCTTCTTTCACTCAAACCCGGTAACAGGGTGAGCATGATGTGCGAAGTGGTGAAAGACGACCATAGTCTGGTACAGCTTGCGAAGGTTCATGCGTTGATACGCGAGCTGGCACACTGTACAGGTAACGAATTCGAGGATGTCAAACTCGAAGTCAAACGAAAAGCGGGACTCACCGTAAAAGCAAAAGACAGCGAAGGCAAATCGCTGGAATATGTGAAGAGTTTCGCGGATTGCAGCAAGGAACAACTGTCAATGGCGATTGAAGCCTGCATCCTCATAGGTGAGGACGTAGGTTGCATACTCTATTGATCCTCCTGTTTTGGAATATCAGGAACAGGATTGCTGCTTATTGCAGATTGCATCTCATCAACAGGCATCATCTGGGTCATTCCGTTCTTACGGACGTATTGCTCCGCATCCTGGATGATATAAAGTATTGTTTCAAAGTTTGCCACCCACGGTTCGGTGATGTTCTTCTCGGTTATCTGACGGTTTGCCTCTTGGAGATCCTCCGGAGTCTTTCCATCCAGAATGCTGTTGAAGACCATTACCAGCCGCTGGTAAAAACTTCTCTTGTATTTGAAAACCACGACCGCATCCTCGGTCATGACTTCAATCATTGTAGGTTCTTTCTGCTGTTCCATTAGAAATTCACTTCTTTGGATATGATTTGTTTTTGTAGAGACGCTTCATCGTCTATTCGTTGACAAAGATCAAGAATTGTATCCCAAGAAGCATCATCAATATTGATTGTTTTTGACATATGCTTAAAAAGGATTGCTTGAAGTTTTGCGATGTCAGCTGGTCGAAATTCAATTTTGATGATTGCATCATCTTTCAACATGTTAAGATGTGTCTTAGCCATTTGTTTAAATTTTAATTGTTTATATGAGCGAAGTTAAAGAAAAATTGTCTGTAGAGCAAATCCGTGACAGACTGATAGAAAAGCTATCTCCTGGCGGATGGTCGGATTTACTTAAAGGATTTCTCAGGTCATCTGACTTCGAGAAGATAATAGCTTTCCTGATAAAGGAAAATGAGTCAGGAAGAAGGTTTACTCCAGCTTTGAAACAGATATTCAGAGCGATGGAACTCTGTCCAGTGGATAAAGTCAAGGTTATCATGATTGGACAGGATCCGTATCCACAACCAGCGGTAGCTGACGGTATAGCGTTCAGTTGCGGTAATACTGGTAAACCTGAAGCAAGTCTTAGGTATATCCTCAATAGTATTGAAACCACGGTACCTCCTGAAGATAAGGACTTTGTGGAAGAATCTGAACGATATGACCTTTCCAGGTGGTCGAAAAAGGGGGTACTTTTGATGAATGCCGCATTGACTACTGAGGTTACTAAAACAGGAAAACATTCCGATATTTGGCGTCCCTTCTTAGAATACGTCATTGACATGCTGAACTTCAAACAGTCAGGTTTAGTATGGGTGTTGATGGGTAAACAGGCGCAAAGCTTTGAAAGTTTGATAGGTGAACACCACACGGTGTTTACTACGACCCATCCTGCTTATGCTGCTTATTTGAGATCCCCTTCGTGGGACTGCAATGATGTATTCAATAAGGTGAACAAGCAACTAGTTGAGTACAAAAAAGAAAAAATATTGTGGTAACTCATATAAGTTTAAACCTAATTCAATAAATTCGTACTATGTCAAAATCACTAAGAGAACAAGGTTTCCTACATGTATCTGAGGCTTACGAACAAGCCATCACATATATGAAAAAACGAAGAACAGGGGAAATCAAGAGCATCAAGACCCCTTGGCAAAAATTCAATGAAGTCTCCATGGACGGACTTGAATGGAACAGTCTTACTGTAATAGCAGGGAGACCTGGTAGCGGTAAGACATTGATAGGTAGCATGATCAGCAGGGAAGCGTTCAGATTGAATCCTGAACAGGATTTCTGTGTCCTGGACTTCCAGTTCGAAATGCTTGCTCGAAGTGTTGCAATGCGTGAAATCAGCGGGAACATAGGTGTGAATGTCAGAAAGCTATCCTCAGTGGGAAGCAAGCTTGAAGACGAAGACCTGTCAGCCGCACTCAAATACTGCGAAACAAATAGACATAGAGAGGTGTACACATATGAGCGGCCTCTGGATGTCGAAGGAATGAAGAACAAGATAACGAGTTTCTATGAAACCGTTAAGAAACCCGTCCTCATTACACTGGACCACAGTCTTTTGATTAAGAAAAGTGCCAGCGAAAAAGACAGAATAGAATCGTTATATAATCTTGGCAACATGCTTGCCGAGACTAGACGACAATTGCCAGTATCATTCATAGTACTGAGCCAATTAAACAGAGAGATCGAGACTACTGACCGTGTTAAGAACGGCAGCATCGGAAACTTCGTAAAGGATAGCGATATCTTCGGAGCGGATGCATTGCTGCAGTTCACTGATATTCTAATTGGTATAAATCGACCTACAAAGTACGGTATCACCGAATACGGTCCACACAAAATACCTGTTGACATCAATACCCTTGCGGTGCATTTCCTCAAGGTTAGGACAGGTGAACCTGGATTGACCATGTTCAGAGCTGACTTTGCAAAAAGCAAAATTCATCAGATATTTTAAAAACAATCAAATGTCAAAGATTCAAAAGTCCGCTTGGCAGCAAGCGAAGGAGTTGGTCGAAGGCTACGCCGTAAAGGATCTCAAAGAGAACTACGGATTAGAGGTTACGACCAATCAGATTACACCAAAAACGCATCGGGGTCTTCCTGACCACATCCTGTTGTATGGTCACGAGTTTGCCAAAAACCTGGTCTACATCATCTACAAGAAACAGTACAAGCTGTTTTCAGATGAAAACGGTGAGATTGTGGACAGTCCCCAGTATTTCATGATTGACAAGGAAAAGGTGGCAGCCAAGGTTGCAACAGGAAAGTACAGTAAGGCGCACAGTCCAACTGCAAGCGACGAGTCCTGGGAATTCCCATTTGAGGACATGGTTAAATTGAAACCGCTGTCTTCAGAAGTGGAGGAGGTCGCAGAAGATGAAATCGAGGACGACACCGATCAGAACATCAGTGCGCTTACCATACGGGATTTTTATGCGATATTGCAGAACAAACCTGTGAGTGCGAAACCATGGTTGAACAAGCTAATATCCAAGAACAATGTCAGAAATCAAGATTGAACTTCCTAGAACACCTGTAAAGGCTTTGACCAAGTCACCAAAGAAGCTGATCATATTCAGTAAACCCAAGGTGGGTAAGACAACCTTGCTTGCAGGTCTGAAAGACTGTCTGATATTGGATTTCGAAGATGGTACGGATTACATCGAGGCGATGAAACTCAAGGTGAGGAACATTGAGGAACTCAAATCGATCGGTAAAGCCATCAAGGAAGCGGAGAATCCTTATCGTTATATTGCGATAGACACCGTTACAGCATTGGAAGAGTTTTGTATCGCGTACGCAGAAGACTTGTACTCAAAATCCAGCATGGGTAAGAACTGGTTCACTGAAGGTAAACCCAAATACGGCACTATTATCAACATGCCGCAGGGTGCAGGATATCAGTGGCTCAGGACAGCTTACACCAAAGTCATCGATTTCATACAAGGACTTGCACCAAGAATCATATTGGTGGGTCACGTAAAGGATACGATACTGGAAAAAGCTGGTAATGAGTTCAATAGTCTTGACCTTGATCTTACAGGAAAAATTAAGCGCATAACCGCTAGTGATTCAGACGCTATTGGTTATCTTTACAGAAAGGGTGATAAGAACATTCTTTCGTTCAAAACAAACGACGAGGTGTCTTGCGGAGCGAGACCTCAGCATCTGAGAAATCAAGAGATCGTGGTATCCGAACTTACGGATGACTCGATAATTACACACTGGGATAAAATTTACATTGATTAATCACTAAAACCATTATTGACATGTTTAGCAGTAAAGAAGCAGACAAAAAAGTAGGAGGTTCTACAATCTCCAAAGTAATTCAACCAGGCAACATCGTTGCAAGAATCCTTGACATGAAACTCGAGGTTCCACCGTATGATTCATCCGCCTTTGTATTGGTGATGAATCTGGAAACAGAACCTATTGGAGGAGATTTTGAAGGTCTCGCCATAAACAAGGACATGCCTGAAATGGGTAACCATGCAGGTCAAGTTGCTCGTGTTCAGACACAGCAGTATTCTTACAGCGATTATACAAACAAGGATGGTAATACAACCACCAAGGAGGACATGATCTTCCGTTGGTTATGGAACTTCGCAAAAGAGATCGGTGTTGCCGATACTCTTAAAGAGAAGGATATCCAAGGTAGTACCATCGAGGAGTATCTCGAGAATGCAAAAGGTTACATCGTAAGCAAGGAGCGCTGGATACATTTCTGCATCGGCGGTTCTGAATATGAGAACAAGAACGGATACATCCAACACAGGTTGTTCCTTCCTAAACCTGAAAAAGGCAAGGTTGCGTATGAACTTGTGAAAGCCGGTGTTGAACCCAAGAAAGTGATGAAGTTCGATCCTGCAGTACATATCAAGAAGAAGAAATCAGAATCTGTTGATTCGTTCGCAGGAAGAGATGCAGGCAGTGACCTGGATCTTGATTGATAAACCATTGTTGCCTGGTCGTGAACAGGGGAGATGATCATCTGTCTCCCCTTTCACCAATTTCACGCATATGTTTTCAAGCAGAAAAACCGTATTTACGGGGAAAGATGTCCCCAGCAAATGGATATTTGAACACTATCTGAAACTAGATCAGAAACTCGAAGGACAGGATGTCAAGATTAAAAGCATATTCAACCCTTTGGACAAGGATCCGAGTCTTGTCGTATACGTCAACAGACGTTACAACGATTATTACTTCAGATGCTTTAGCACTGGTGTTGGTGGTAATGGAATCGAGCTTGTCAAGCTTGTTTGTGGACTGAGTTTCAGTGACGCCGTTCGTCAGATAGTATCCGATTACCAGCAATACCTGGAAAACGGAGGATTGGAACAACAGATTGAATATGTGCCTCAGGAGAAATGGAGAATCGCACAGATCAGTCGCAGGAACTGGAACAAGAACGATGTTGATTTCTGGAGTCCCTACAACATAGGTAGCAGGATACTGGAGAAATACAATGTGATTCCCGTATCAAACTATGTGTTGCAGAGAGGTGATGAGACAAGGACGCTTGACAAGTCCATGGGTAAGGTTTATGCATACCGTACAGGTGAAAACGTGTACAAGATATATGAACCCATGAACTCGGAAAGGAAGTTCACCACTTTCATGAACCATCTTCAAGGATGGGACCAGATACAAGGAAAGGATACCTTGTTCATATGCAGTTCCCTCAAGGACGCGATGTCTTTGGACTCATTGGGTATCGATGCTGATTTCATAGCTCCCAGCAGCGAGAACGCCAACATAGAACCCATTATCGAATGGATAAGAGATTATCCCAAAAAGTATGTTATATTTGACAACGATTCCACTGGATTGCGGATGATGCAGAGGTACGAGCAACAGTACGGGTTACCGTACATACACTTGGAACTCAGCAAAGATGTCAGCGACTCGGTCAGGGATCACGGAGCAAGAGTAGTCAAATCGAACATAATATCACAAATACAATGACACCAAAGCTGTTCTTCATACCGGGACCTGTTCCTTCGAGTAAGAACAGCAGGGTCATGACCAGGTCTGGTCTTTTCATTGCTAGTAAAGCAACACAAAAGTATCGCAAAACATCTGCAGCATACTGGCTCATGTACAAACCCGAATTCAAAGCGGAGTTGTCCAAGATGTCCAAACCTATAATAATAGGAATGCATTTTGTTCGAGGCAGTCGTCACAAGTGGGATTTCATCAATCCAGCACAGACGATCCAGGACGAGATGACAAAAGCTGGATGGATTGACGATGACAATGTGGAAGAGATATTGCCTGTACCACTTTACATAGACGGGAGTCCTTGGAGTTATGACAAGGATAAACCAGGTGTGTATATTGCAATCCTCGACTCTTTTTGTACAGAGATCGATAATCCAAATCCAAATGAAACCATTTCTTAGCACTTATGAATTGGACCTCGTAGAGAGGTTGAAACTAGAAGACGAGTTCTTCGCACAAGGGTTCATGATGTCCTATAGCGGACTGAACAAACTCCTGTATAGTCCAGGTGCATTCTATCAGCATTACGTACTCAAGCAGCGGGATGACACCGTTGACAAAGGTATGGCTGAAGGACGCCTCATACACTGCATGCTTCTCACACCTGAAAAGTTCGATGACGAGTTTGTGGTGATACCCAACAGTTTTCCAAGTGAGAATCCAAAACGTGTGATGGAGAGGTTGCACGCGCACATTACCGAATCGTATCCGCAAATCATGGACACTCGTGAAAGCATGATTCCTCATCTGAAAAATGTGGAGAATGCGGTTCTTGACATCCTCAAGGACGAGAACCTGCATCAGACACTCAAGACTGACCAGCAGCGTTTGGACAGGATGCTCACTGAAAAGAACATGGAGTATCTTGACTTCATGCTCAAGAAGAACGGACGAATCGTCGTTGACAAGTCAATGGTTGATTTTGCAACACGTCTGAAAGAGACATTCATGAACAACAATCAGATGAGGGAACTCATGGGGATGAATGACGTATCCTGGATGCAGGTCTACAATGAGGTTGAACTCGCGATGTTTCCGACCATGTTTGAATTCGGCATCAGAGGTATCATTGACAATCTTGTGATTGACCACAAGGAGCAGGTAATACGGGTAAATGATTTGAAGAAGACTTCCAAACCCTTGTCATTGTTTCCTGAGACCATGGAGTATTACAGCTATTGGTTGCAAGCCGCGATATACAGGATGATTGTGAACCATGTGAAAAATGAAACCTACAAGGTGGATTATCCCGTTGAAGTGAGGTTTCTGGTCATCGACCCCTACATGCAGATGGCTCCTTTCAAGATATCGGATATCAGCATGGAGAAATACATGGTAAGGACAATAGAAGCGCTTACAAAGGCGAACTCGCACTTTGTCCAGAAGGATTTCAGTGCGCCTTATGAATTACTAATTTCTGCAAACAGGGAGTTTGAAGTATGAGTTATAAACTCAAGAAACTCTATAACCGTTATTTCCAGAAATCACGGAGCTTTCTGGTTCCCGTTTTGGGAATCAAACGTGAGACAAAATATCCTTTCATGCAATCGTATGTTGCATGGGAGGATGTTTATTCACGCGATCACCAAAAACTTGTGCTTACTTACGCCAGACGTGAGTATGACAGCGGATGGGATGATCATTTGCTACTTGAACTGATGGCAAGCAAAATGTTCGATGAATATCATGAGATTGATGAGGATACTGTCGCAGTATCGTTTGATCTCAACTGCATCGAACAAGACTACATGTATTTTCTCAATGGAACCTACAGTAAACTGGGTAGGATCGTAAAACAGAGGATACGGGATTACTACGGACCGAACAGTCCCGAATGGGTGTATATGGAAACGTTCCTATTTCCAGCAAAACACACCAAAATGTACAGCTATCTGCTGGACGTTGACGAGGAACATATTAAATTTACCGGCGAATTGTGTGATAAACCCAATTTTGAACTTGAAACACTCAAACTAAGAAAAAATGCAAAAATCAATGATGTGCATCCACTCATCGTGGAACCAAGGAAAGACATTCAGGATGATTCCCGTACACGTGGACTGTCCGTACAATGAAGTCATTTATGACGCTGATCAGCATGTGCTTGCTGTAATCGGAAAGGAATGCAAGGAATCGTTTCAGCTTGTTCCAAAGATGACTGAAAAAGGTGATCCGTCCTATCTTCCAAAACCCCGTATGAACGGTAAGAACTATGCTGAAGAACGCAGGGTATTGGATACATGGTACGAATACTATATCGAAACCTATGAAGACATGTGTGCTTTCATAGAGTATTTCGCAGTCAATGAAGGGTTTGATTATAAACAATACATCAAACAGAAACAAGCAATAGAACCACCTATAAACATATGAATGTAAAACACTGGGTGTATGACCTGGAGACCCTGATGAATTGTTTCATCGGGGTCTTCGAGTCTTATGCTGGAACCGAAAGAAAGGTGTTTGTGATCCATCCTCTTAAGAATGATCTGGATGAATTTCTTGTCTTTTTGGATCAATGCAAAAAGAACAAGACATGGATGTTCGGATTCAACAACATCGCATTTGACGCTCAGATTATTGAGCATATCATGCGCAATAGAAGCACCCTGAAGGGAAAATCAGCGGAAGAGGTTGCTGGATTCATTTATGCATACGCCCAGAAGACAATTGAAAAATCCAATAGCGGGGATTTCAGTGACTATCCTGAGTGGAAGTTGAGCATGCCACAAGTGGACATATTCAAGCTTAATCACTGGGACAGTGAAGCGAAGAAATGCGGACTCAAGTGGGTTCAGTACAGCATGGACTGGTACAATGTCGAGGAGATGCCTCATCCGCACTACAAACCTGTCAATGGAATGGATGCATTGAACAAGGTGATTGCTTATTGTATCAATGACGTATCCAGTACAAAGGCGATATTCCTGCAAGATGACATGAAGAAACAGATAAAGCTTCGTGCAAAACTGAGCAAGGAATATGGACTCAATCTGTATTCAGCCAGTGAACCGCGTATCAGCAAGGAGATGTTCATCCACTTCCTCAGTGAGAAGTTGGGAACGGACAAGAAGTCCATAAAAGGACTGAGGACAGTTCGTGACAGCGTGAATGTCAATGAGTTAATACTTCCTTACATTGAATTCACCACACCCCCGTTTGTAAACATGCTCTGCTGGTTCAAGAAAATGAACATCAAGATCACCGAAGGTAAGATGAAAGGTCCACAGCATATCATGAAAACATATGGTGTGGATACTGTCTATGCTCTGGGTGGTATTCATGGTTGTACCAAGCCTGGCATCTACAAAAGCGACGAAACTCATGTAATAGTAACGGCAGACGTCACTAGTTTCTATCCGAACCTGGCTATCCGCAACGGTTGGTCTCCTGCGCACATACCTCAGGAACAGTTCTGTGAGTTGTATGAATGGTTCTTTGAGGAACGTAAGAAGTATAGCAAGAAGGACCCGCTGAACTACCTGTTCAAGATTATCCTGAATTCAACCTATGGTCTGAGCAAGAACAAGCATAGTTTCCTGTATGACCCTGAGCTTACCTTCAGGATCACTGTCAATGGTCAGCTTCTGTTGAGCAAGTTGTACGAAATGGTGATGCTGGCGATCCCAGATGCACAACCGATTATGCAAAATACCGACGGATTGGAGTTTCGAATGTGCAAAAAGGACCAAGAGGTCTTTGAAAGAGTGTGTAAAGAGTGGGAGACTCTCACCAGTCTCCAGCTGGAATGCGACACCTATGAGAAGATGATCATCGCAGACGTCAACAACTATATCGCCGTGTATGGAAAAGGAAAGGAACCCAAATGCAAAGGCAGGTTTGAATGGAAAGACCTTGCGTTGCATAAGAACAAGAGTTTCCTAGTGGTTTCCAAGGCGTTATACGAATATTTTGTCAACGGGGTAAAACCTGAAGACTACCTGGAAAGCAACCAGAACATATTCGATTACTGCGGAGGTGCCAAAATCAGGGGTGAATGGTACTTTGTACAGCGGCATATCCTTAACGGCGAATACAAAGAGGAGAAACTCCAGAAACTGGTCAGGTATTACATATCCGAGAACGGTGTCAAACTGTTCAAATGTAACCCTGACGGACGGGAAATCCAATTGGAGTCAGGACACTGGCTTCAGACCGTATTCAACCGTCATTTGGAGCAGCCGTTTGAAAAATACCGCATTGATAAAAGGTACTATCTTGACCAGATTTATCAGGAAATAGCTAATATTGAGGGAACAAAAGCATCACAGGCACAAACATCATTATTCCAATGAGCAAGACAATTATTGATCGAGTGGTTGAACAAATCACCGATGACATATGTAACTACAACGATACAACAGCACTGGAGGAACTTCTGGTGCTGTTGTATAATAAAAAGACGCACGAATATTTCAAAGGTTATCTTCCCGAGGAAGAATGGGGAGATTACGATAGTTTCTCTGATATAATAAGTTTCACGTAAAACAAAAAGACATGTCAAAGCTGAATGACTTAAGGGATGTAATACATCTCACCGCTAGAAGAAAAGGATTCTGGGACAATGACCGCAATCTTGGAGAGATGCTGATGTTGGTTGTAACCGAGTTATCAGAAGCGATGGAGACACATCGCAAGGACGGATCAATCATACCGATAAGCAATGAGATAAAGGAAGCGATGGCTGAGATGAGTGACGAGGAGTTCAAGGAGCACTTTGTACTTGTTGCCAAAGACACCTTTGCAGACGAGATGGCGGACGCCTTGATCAGGATCATGGACATCTGCGGGGGTTTGCATATCGACATTGACTGGCATGTCAAAAACAAAATACGTTATAACACCACAAGGGAAAGACTACATGGAAAGCGTTACTGAATCGACAACCGAATTGATCATCAAGGTCTGTGACGACCTGAAAGCCATGCTTTTGGACAAGAACATGAAGTATGGTGATTCCGTACATCAATCGGGTCCGCTTTTCGACGTGGATCCTGTCATAGGAATCCAGTCAAGGATAAACGACAAGCTTCGCAGGATACAGAATGTCGGTATAAACAACGATACTGAAGACAGTATAAATGATCTGATAGGATATCTCGTACACCTGAAGATCGCAATGCAGAAGAAAAGAGGAGTCCCCATCTTCTAAAATGGAAACCCCCGCAGCCAAACCAACTGCGGGGGTAACTCCAAACAAACAACCCAAACAATCAGGGTATTCTTACAGCACCTATTGAATTGGTGGTCTGATCATGATACAGGTAAGTTCCTGTAGTTGCTCCAGGTGCCACAATCACAGCTGCGGCTGCAGCATAGTTCAAATAACTTGGAAGACAGTCATTGGAGATGATTGTGGAGTTTGGAATATTATTGTTTGCACCTACAGCGTTACCTAAAGCTATCACATAATTCGCAGTGTTGACTTGTGCAGCACCTGAACCAAGTGCAACCACATAATCACCAGTGTTTCCAGCTCCAGCTAATACACCTACGGCATGAAGCTTGTCTCCAGTGTTCGCATTACCTGCGCTTTTACCTATTGCGACAACATCGACTCCTGAGTTGTTGAAACCCGCACCTTGTCCAATGAGTGTGGCGTCAGCACCTGTCTGGTTCTGACCTGCGGTTTCACCAATGGCAATCGCATCACTTGCAGTGTTACCTGATAGTGCGTTGTTACCGATTGCCACTACATCACTACCTGTGTTGTTCAATGCTGCACTGTTACCAAGTGCAACAACATCGATTCCAGAGTTCACACCTGCAGCATCAGTACCCAGTCCAATTACGTCATTTGCACCAGTATTGGACTCACCTGCATCTGTTCCAATGAACAACAATCCATTTGCGATTGACTTGCTGGTATCAAGAACCTGCTGGATTCCACAGCATGGATCAAGTGTGGATTCGTAAATGATGTTTGCAGCCAAAGGAATGGTTGCAGGAGCGGCACTTGCCCAAATGTAACTCAAAGGATTGATGATCGCTGCAGCATCCACAGCTGGATCATTACCAAAATCAACTGTCCTGAAATGCCAGTTGATGTCTCCAACATTTCTGAAACGCGCAAGAGTGTTTGTAGCGAGGGGAAGTGTCGGAGTAGTCGGATAGCTGGATGAGAAATAGATGTTGTTCAATTCAATTGTAGGAACTTGTCCGACAATGGATGGTGTATACTGTTCCGCATTGATCAATCCCTGATTGAATCCGAAAGATGACGCAGTGTTGCAATATATCGTATCAACAATGTATCTCACATTATCGCGCGCATAGATGGATATGAGGGATTTGTTCCATCCTACAAATGAACCGCTCTTGGTGAACATCGTATTTACGATCTTGCAAGCTCTGTTTTCCAAAGGACTTGTTATCGGAGAACTATCTACAATGATACCTTCTTCCAGAGTAACATTTATTGAATTTATGGATGTGTTTTGAATCAGTGCGTTGTTGCAATTCAAAACCTTCACATATGCGACATTGGGAGCAATGCTTGCGCTGACCGCAGTAACCTGATCAATGACAATATTGTCACATCCTGTTGCAGGACTTGAACCTGTCCATCCGCCTTCCTTGGCAAGGATACCGCATGTTTCAACATCACTGATGTTTATTTTGCTCACTTTCACACTTTCACACCATTCAAGACGTATACCGATGTCAAAACTGGACAGCGTGATGTTTTCAATCATGCTGTTGGTTGTCGCACCTAGCGTTAAAAATGAGTATCCGCTTCCTTGCCAGACTCCACCGATTCCTTTTGCTGAAAAGTTCTTGAATATGATTTGGTAGTCCTTGCTGCTGTTTGCACTTGATTGATCAACAAAGTACCTATTGAAGAAATCAAACTGGTTGGTATTCGCTTTTCTGATGTAGGCACCATTGCCGTCAATTGAAAGGAAACCTTCACCATACGAAGAAGTGGGAACAGGAAGTTCAACAGTTCTTGTCAACCAGTAACTCTTGGGTTCTAAAACCACAGAAGTGATTGGACCTGTCCAAGAAACTACCAGATTATTGACGGTATCCTGAACTAACTTCATAGCATACCTGATCGCAGTGGTATCATAGTTATCACTTGTAGTGGCAAAACCTGTTCCATATCTGCTGTCAAGTGTTGCTTGGTTCACTCCAAGTTGTGCGAAGGTGTTTGGAGGAACAGTTCCTTCATTTTGACAACCGAACCAGGATACGTTCAAAGGTCCATCAAACACACGAATCCAATATCCAGTGCTGCTGTTGATCGGCTTGATTCTAATACCTGGAATATTGGTGATTATTGAGTTGTTCACACCTCCTACCCAGCGGAAGATACCGCCACCGGTGGTGGTGTTGCTATCAAATGAACCTATTACATGTGACGCATAGGTTGTGACGTTTTGTAACGCCCAGAAATTATTGTAGAATGCCATTTTTTATAAGTATTTGTTGTTTAGATATAATGAGTCTGTAAGAATGATTTTCGAGTCATCAAAGAATTCAGCATAACGGTGACGGGGAATCAAACCTCCGTACCACCTGGATGCATTGAATATGTTTCTTCCGTCATAGACTTCCTTGAACTCCCAGGTAACCACATCACTAAGTGGTGTCACCGGACAATTCACACCTGCTGGTATGCCACCTTCGGTTTTGAAGATTCCACTGTTCGGTATCCATGGAAGATTTTCCACATATAGATGAGGATTTGGAGAACCTGTTGCAGTATGAGCGTTTGCTTCAACAACAACCATTCCAGGGGTTGAGTTTCCTCCTGTTCCTGTGATGTATAGACCATCGATCTTTGCAAAACCAGTGGCAAGTCTCATGTAAACGACAGCTCCTGTCAAAAGAGCGGTTGGATTCACAGATCCAAATGCGCTGAAGTTACGTATTTGAAGGTTGTTTACTACGTTCGGTACTCCTGCAGATGCACCAGAATCACAGTATATCCCGTACAACATCTCCACAGGAGTCCTGCACTCATAGTATGCGATGTTCTGAGCATAAAATGATTTGAAACCTATGGCTCCTGTTGCAGCTGTTGCAAGAGGTGTCATCACACAATTCTGATATGTCACATTGTTGCATCTGGTGAAGAAATTAGCTACTGCTGGATCGACTGTTGTCTCAAATCCGATCAGTGTTATGTCTTTCGCACTGCAATCGCGTATGAATGCTCCGTTTACGTTTGCCAACATCAAACCTTTCTTGGCATTGTTGAACCTGCAGTTTTCAAACACCACGTTTGATGCATTGAACAACTGAACACAGATCATATCAGAATACCTGCAGTCGAAGTTTATGTTCTTGAAGATGATCGAACATGATTTGTTGTCAGTGGGACTGTTCCTTTTGATCAAAGGTTGATCTGTTCCAAATCCCGCGGAAGTGTTTGGACGTATTGTGACACCATTACCATCAATGATGAGGGTTTTGGTCAATAGTCCTGTGAAATCATCAGGTATTACCAAGGTGCTTGCAAGTTCGAGTACATCGGCTCCAACACCTGGAGCACCTGCGGTCTGCTCTATGCTGATGGTTGTATAGTCAATGTTGCTATTTGCAGTGTTTGCAACGGCATTTACGAAAGTTGTGGCGTTTGTAGCCACATATTTGTTTACAGACATGTCAAATGATCTTTATGAATCTTAACACTGATATTGCAAATACGACGGTAACAAGCACACTCATACCTATGAAATACCACTTGTACCTGTCACACTCTTTTTTTAATTTTTCCATCTTCTCAAGGTAGACACTGATCATACCTTGTAGATTGCTTATCTCATTCTCCCGCTCTGCTATCTCCTCTTTGAGGATATCCTCCATCTTGGTATCGCGGATGTACCTGTCCACATTCCTGATCACTTCCCTGGTCTTGTGGTAGATTTTCTCATCAATAATCAACATGCCATCGGCCACTCTGATCCTGGTTCCTGACTCCAATGTAGTATCTATTTCACAATCAGATCCTACAAATATAGTGTCTATTGAACTGGAAGTGTGCACATAGACCGTATCTTTAACGGTTGTCACCACAGTGGTGTCATTGACACAGTACCCTTGTCTTACGACTTCCTTGGCAACCTCCTCAAACATCTTGCGGTCCTTCAACACCTTTTTGACAGGGTTGCAGGAAAACAGCAGAATGGACAATATCAGAAAGAATACCCTCAACGTATAAAGTTCTTAAGTTTAGTCAGAATCGCATCTGGAGCAAACAATAAACCCAATCCAACAGCTATTCCCCATATGGCGTCAGACCAACCACCTTCCATCACAATCGCTGAGAACAATGAACCAAGTATGATTACTGCACCTAACGTTGTAGTAATCAATGACTTGATTACATTACGCCATAGAATCTTCCGAAGTGGGGACTTCTGGATCGTCTTCTTTTTTTGCAACTCCTCTTGTTGGCAAGGAGCTGGGTTCATTTCCTCCATAACTCGTATTCTTATATGTGTTGCAAACACTTTGTCTAACTCTGTCTATCTCTTTTTCAAGCATGTCCACCTTGGTTTGCGTAGAGGCGTCATTTGCAAGAAGGGTTTTCACATCTCTCTTAAGTTCAGATATTTCCGCCCAAAGAAGTATTCCAAGTATGGTGATCAACCCTGGAGTGATATACTCCTTGACCCTGGATATTACAGGATCCTTACCGCTGTTATTCATTTCTAATCAGGATACATATACATTACAATAAAATTTAAGCATAAAAGGTCAAAAAAACAAGTAAAATGAACGATATCTGCGTACCCAATTCAGTCTTGCAATCCGAAGAGGAATTCAGGAACTGGTACTTGAGGATGACAGCCAGGCTGTTTCCACAGGTCGAGAAGGTTTATGTTTCAGAAATACCCACAGATGAAATCGAGGCTTCGATTGTGAAGACCTTTGAGAGGATTCTGTCCTGGACAAACTTCATATACAACAACGACTGGTCTGTGATTCCGTACAAAAACAAATCCGGAAGAGCGACCAAGAAATTTCTAGATGTAATCAGCACAGCTTGTAACATACTGCTGTCTTATTACGATATTGCAAAAAAATCATTTGCTAGAATGATCAACATAAATCATTCAAACATACTGTATTACATAAGAAGACATAATGCAAGCTGCATGTACAAGGAGTATGTGCGTAACTACAATAAACTATTAATCTGCCTACGTGATGAAGGAATTATTTCAACTATTCAGGGATAACAATCTGACACCCAATGGATATTATATTCTCCATTGTATTGAAAACAAAATCGAAATGGATCTCAGTCTTGCCTATGGGACTGAGATCCATAAACTAAAGCTTCAGGGATTCCTGGATGATAAGTCAAGTCTTACAGACAAGTCCATAAAGGTTATTACGGATGCTGCGCGTCTGGATCCAGTGAAAACAAAAGGTGGCAAAGAAGTCATACCATCTGATTTCAAAGATAACTTGTTGAAATTCAGGAATTTATTTCCAAGTACCGTTGATGTGGGACGTCCTGTAAGAAGCACTGTGAAAGATTTGGAACCAAGAATGCTATGGTTTTTCAGAAGTTATCCTGATTATACATGGGAGATGGTGTTGTCAGCCACCGCTAAATATCTGGAATCCCAGAACGGTGATTACAGATACTGCATGACTGCGGCATATTTTATAAAGAAAGATGACAAAAACCGAAGTACATTGTCTACATTAGCTACATGGTGTGAGGCTGAAAATGATGAGGAAAAACCTCAAGCCAATCCCTTTGTAGGATTCAATAGACTCGTGTGACAATGAAAACAATGATGGAGTTCATACTCAGAGTGGAAATAGAAAACGACAAAGTACAAGTGTCGTTGCATAACGTAGAGGACGTCTTTGAAGTGGAACCGACAGAGGATTCACCCGAGGACGTCCTGAACGTTCCCGGAACCACTACTTATGGAATGGATTACGTAAGTACTTTTACTTCCGACATGGACACCATCAAATGGATAATTCCGATAGATATCGGATTTCCTGAAGACGAATAAGGGTCCTCCGAAGAGAACCCTTAAACAGTCTAACTAAAAAAACAAACGAAGCGCACTTGCAAAAGTAATCAATGCTCGCCGTAATGACAAGGCATCACCTTTGCTTTTGGATTGGTATTGGGGGTGACACCCTTGCTACCTGGAGTTGTTTGAACTGAAACTTTCTTGTTCAGTCCTACGAATGTTCCATTACTACCTGGAACCTTCTGCACTGTTGCCTTTGGATTTTTCATGATTACATTCCTTTTTTAACCATTCCTGCATTTTTGTAAGAGCCACCCATTTTTTTGGATGGTACAGCTTTCATGGGGACTTTGTTTTTTCCTTTGGTACCACCTTTTCCCATTAGGTTACCACCCATTCCTTTTTTTGGTTTTGTAATTGCCATTGTTTTGATTTTTAATTAGTTAGTATTATTTATTTTTGTTTTTCTTGGTGGATCCGCCTTTTTTTAGTCTAGGTTGTAGATCACTTATTTTATAAGGATAAGTTTTACCCTCTTGACGATATCGCTCCATTTGACCCATTCTATTTACCGCTTCACGCCTACCTTGGATTTCATAATTCTTCTTTTCCTCATCTGTTGCTACCATTGAAGGCTTTTTTAAAAGTTGTTGACCAGCATCTTGAAACTTTTTGAGTTTAGTTCCTTTTTTTATAGCAGTGCCTGCTGCTGATTTTTTCATTTTAGTTTTCATTTATACAGATTTTTAATTGGTTAGTATTATTTCTTTTTGGATTTCTTAGCACCTGCGATACGATCTGCAGCAGTTGCTTTATCATAAGGGGGAGCCAAAGCAGCGAAACGCTTAGTTTTGGTGGTACCACCTTTAGCATACATTGCATAGTTACTCATGGTATCACCAGAGATAGCGACAGGCTTCTTGGGTGAACGAGTGTTCATCACAGCTTTTACGCTGGTTCCTGCTGTCTTTGCAGTGGATGATCCTTTGCTCTTGCGAGCAGGACTGACTTTTGCTTTTGATTTGTTGCTTGCCATTGTTATTTCTTTTTACGCATTTTACCTAATGTTTGAGCAAGCGCCGCTTGACGCTTGGTTCGAGTGCTTGCCTTGCTACCCTCTTTAAGAACGCTCTTTGCATATGCACTCACTGACTTACCTGCTGCTTTCGCTTTGGCTGTGAATGCACCTGGACGCTTGATAGCTTTCTGGATCCACTTCTCAGCCATGTTATTTCTTTTTTGGAGGATTGGTTATACCACCCATAACCGCTTTTTGTAAGTCTTCGGTTGCTTTTAATACTTCACGCATCAAACCTTTATCCTTCTGGATATCGGCTGCACGCTTCAGAGTATCCATCGCAGACTGAACTTTCCAGTTACGTTCCTCTTTGGACATCTGAATCTTGGGTGTCGATTTTGTCTTTGCCATGTTGGTTGGTTTTGGGTGTAAATATAATTAGCAATTCCATTTTCGCAAAGACTTGTTTATCCTTGAGTTAGGATCATTGGCTGTCTTTGCTGAAGTCAACTTGGCTTTCATACCTTTCATCCTGGAACAGAATGACTTACGTCGTTTTGCGTCCTTACTCCCCTTCTTGATTTTGGAAGGTTTGGTGGTTACTGCAGTCTGCAGTTTGCTACCAGGATTTGCTCTACGATATGAAGCAACACCTTTAGCATTGAGACCCCCTTTGGGATCCTTGCCTTCCTTACGCTGCCAACTTGGTGTTTTTGCCATTACTTCTTCTTTTTGTATTTGTAATCAGGGTTGTCCTTATGCCATTTCTTGGTGGAGGCAACCCCCTGTTTGACTGTCTTTGCCTTACCTATCTTGGTAAGATTGATGGTATCCCACTTACCTTTATCCTTGGTAGGATGGTTGACCATGATATCTCCAGGCTCGCCTTTACCACGCTTGTTGGTCTTCTTGTAGACCACATGCTTCTCACCGCCAGCTGTAACCTTGGTCTTCTTCATTTCTTTTTTGAAGCTGCCTTGATCTTACGCTCCTGCTTGAGCATCTGTTTAGTGGGTTTCTTACCTGAACCTTTGTTGGCGCGGATGTTGTCCCACAATCCTCGTTGGGAGTAGGATCCATCAGCACGCTTGATCATTTGTTTCTTTTTTACGGACATGGTATTTGAGTAAAGCTATATGTAGTTGCAGTAAGTGGAGAAGACACTGATGGAGCAACAAATGAACCAGCTCCTGCGGTATATGCATTGTATACAGTGATCCTATAATCAAAGATATCAGTGAAGTCTACAACAACATAACAAGCTGGTCCATAAAGAGAGGAATATATCTGAGTAAGAATAGATGTGGCTGTTACAGTATCAGCTAGATCTACATATCCTCCTCCATTGAAATCAGTAAGATTTATGGTAGATACATCATTCAATCTATCTATGTATTGATCAAATGCTGGTATGATGACCTCCATGCAACCAGGATCACAGGACGATGAAATAGTATTGTATACGGTCTTATCAGTATATGGACCACTTGGTTCCACATATATTGGTAGAATATCTGCATAACTGACCGATGTAAACACCAATATCACATAGACCTGGGAAAATGAAGAATCATAGTACGCCAAGACATTACATCCATATGTTGAAGCTATTGTTGTTGTCCATGTTGCAGGATCATCGGCAGGAAGTCCATCAACAGTTTCACCACTTCCTACAGAAATTACAAATGCATAACAGCTGGCACATGGTGTGTCGCAACTGGTTACATAACTTTCACCGTCAAAATTTGGAGTACCTCCGCCTATTTTTACTGATACAAATTTAGCAGGTCTTGCACAAGTGTATGCTCCACATATGACTGTATAAAACTCTCCTGTGGTTCCATTTTGAGCATTTGTCTGTATAAGAGTTATTTGAGGACCACTTATAGCTCTTGCAATTTGCTGGACTTGATCAAAATTGTCAATCCTTACAGGAAGAGTTAAATTAACAGCAAGTGCTGCAACATAACCTGTATTTGAACTAAATTGAAAAGAGGTAAACTCAATATCTGACGGAGATGTTCCGCCTCTAAATAGCCACGGAGTAAGGTTTTCTGGACTTATATAAGTAGGATTGCACGTTACTCCTGGTAAAAACTCAATTGGGAAAGTTGTTACATTGGAATTAACATCAAACGTAACAGACCAATTGGGTACGGATGTTGTATTGATGTACAATATAAGTTTAAATGTTGCAGAAGTTGGAGTAGAAGAAGTTGTATATAAAACACCCCATGTATCGTAACCTAAATCCTGTAAATCTGTAAATACCCTTTCCCAAATGTTTGTTGTTAGAACAGTGCTGGTATCCACATCTGTTATAGTAACGGTTCCTGAGTAAACTAACGATAAATTATCAGTTACAGTTGCGTTATTTGATGTATAAACACAAGGTGGCTCGAAGGATATGCAGTTATAGATCAAGCTCTTCTTCCAGGGGTATATCATGTACTTGTACTTCCCGCTGTTTAGAAGACGCCAGGCTGCATCAGGCTGGTTGTTGTCCCCATAGACCACAAGCTTTTCATACAGCTTGCGCATCTCACGCTGAGTCCAATTATTGACACCACCCCTAGGACCTCTCCAAGGCATAGATCGCATCTGCATGATGCAGTTCCATAACTGTTCTTTTTCAGCAGGTGTCATCTACCTTGTCCTCTATATGCTTTTTTATACAACTTGCTGGACTTCAGCTTACTAGACTTAGTCTTAGCATGAATACCAGGTCTATTGACCTCTTTCTTAACAACCGTCCTTACGGATTCTGATTTCTTAGGCTTTGCCATACACTATAATATAAGCAAAATTTATTTGAGAATCAACCACAAAACCAATGCTCCAATGGTCCAAATACACCAGTTGGGTACGCTTGGCAAATATGCATCGATTGATTCGTTGATTCCTGCGATAATGTCTTTGATGGTTTTCATGATGTGTTTTTGTTTAAGGTTAATATTTCTGTTTTGCCTGTTCCTTAGCTCTAAAGTAAGGATCATACATGTCTATTATGTTTGAGAAACCAGTGATGTCCTGGAAATTCTTTATCACTTTGGCATCACCCTTTTGCTGGTGACCTGCATTACGCTGGTAAAATCCGTTTTCATAAGCACCTTCGTCACCTGTAAGGTTGTAGTTTATATACCATAATCCATTTGTCATGAGGGAACCCATGGTTTTGACCTCTTTGAATGCTGTTGTAAACTGTCCAAACTGATCTATGTAATCCAGAGGTTTACCTACGATTGGAACAGGAACCATTGAACGTGTTTCGTTTGTGGTCTTTATCAACGCTCGGTATAACTGAAGTTCACCCCATGAAAGATCATCACGGTCTTCATCATAAATCATGGCTCGCAACATCATGTACAAATGATATCCAAGATATGCCAGTAAGACTTCTCTTGCTGTCTGTGCAGCTTTCGCACGATATGGATCGGATGTCTCAATACCTGTGTTTATTGATTTCTTCAACTTGTCAGATCCAAGTGCCGACAGTCCTGGAAAAGAAAGGATTCCATCCAGTAAAAAGGTCTTTGCACCCTTCTTGAATCCATGATACTGGAAGAATCTCCATGTACCTACCCACCATCCCATGTAAGCTTCTTCGGTACTCCATCCATAAGAGGATCCTACACCCTTATAGGTGTCTGAGAATGCTCCTTGGAAACGTGCGGATATTGCTGGAATAAGGTATTTACGGTAATACTCAAACAGCGATCCCCAGATGGTGCTTCCGAACTTACTCTTGGTAGCTTGGGAATAGTTACCTTGGAATCTGTAGATCTCAGTAAGTATCAAAACCTTGAGGTCCTCAACCTCGCGTTCGGAAAGATTCACGTCTTCCCTGATGTGTATGGAATTGTTCTTGAGTTTGAAGGCTTCCATTCCATTGACCATCACGGTTGATCCGTCAGCGTTCTTCTTCAGCTTTTTGGTTCCGTTTTCCATGATGACATTTCCATCAGGATCTGTCTCAAACACTTCATACCTGCGATTCACAAGTATCATGAGCGCAGTAGTCACACCTATTTCCACCTCACCTTTGTCCTGGATTATCATCGCAAGGTCACCCACATTAAACACCCTGTTTGCCAACCTGCGTGCTTTACCTGCGGTATTGGCATCCATCACCCTGTCAAGATTCTTGGCAAGCGGATTCAGAAAACGAATAAGTTTTGTCTCAAAACTTGCATCTGATATCTTTCCCCAATCAGCAAGCATTGCAGGAAAGAACTTACCATACAGGAGTTTCTTAGCTGTGAAATAATCAGCTTCAGTGGCATGTCTGCTTGCGGATGTCGATAGGAAACCCTGGATGTTACCAGATAGAAGGTTACCTACCTGCATACTTGCGTCAAATGCCATACGACCCCATGCTCCAATCTGCATGAGAATCCTCATGTTCTTACGGTTCAGTACGGTTTTGCTCTCGTCAGTGCTCTTTTCATATATCTGACCGAATACGAACTTGTCGCGATTGAATTTGATCTGTTCAATTATGGTCCGCAATTTGTTTGCGTTATTCAGCGACTCCGTTGTCCCTTTATCGACAAGCTCCTTGTATCGACCTTCCAGGTAATTCAAACTGCTTGACATGTATATGTCTAGGAAAGTCAATTGCTTGTTCAGGTAAAATCCAGCATTCCAATTCACAATCGCTTCGATTCCATTGGTGGTGGTAAGTTCAGCAGCCATGGGATAGTTCTCCTTGAAGAGAATCTTCATGTTTCCAGCCATACCGGATTCGTTTGTCGCCTTTTCAAACTCACTACCTGCGTAGTGAACCTCCTGCGCTTTTTCCTGTATCTCTCTTGCGACACCTGTCATTCCTTTGGTGACCAGGTTGTCAAATCCGAGTTGTTGTACGTTGGGGAAACGGAATCCCAGCGGTGTTCCTGAAGCCTCCCGTTGTTTCAAAAGGAAATTCTCCACAATCCATTTTGAATAAAACTCCTTCGTCTTGGGATTAGCCAGGATCTGCATGAATTTCGGATTCACATATTCACCTTTTGGATTTGTGATATCGAACATGTTGGTATCCTTGTTGAACCTTATGCCTTTAGGCATAGGATAAAAACCCCTACCGTATTTATTCTTCACAAATGAATCCTGGTAATCGGGATTGTACGCGGCGTCTTTGAGGATCTTGATCTTGTATTTCTTGTTTGGAACCATCTCCATCATGTTCGGATCAGATGGCATGTATGTGTAAAGATGCGATCTCCACTTTTCATTCAACGCTCCGCCTTTGGCAAGAGTGTCTTTTCCCACCACGTATTTGGTGTTGCTATGCTTGTTGAAGAAAGTTGCAAACTCCTTCTCATGATTCATGTATTGTTTCTCAGCATCCGCTATCTGGTCAAGAAGTGTACGGTCAACCGTTGCAAGATTGTCCCTTTTACGATTCAGTTCCTGCAGATAGTTGTACGACTTGATGACACGGTCACGGTGGTTGTTGAAATCCCTTGCGAAATCAGTGCGTAAAACCTTGGTACGCATGCTTGCAAGTTCTGAGAAAAGGTCATTGAGTTCCATTTTCTCATCATCAGTGAGCATGTCATCAGGTTCCATCCTGAGTTCCTCTTTTCTCAACTCAAGTTCATCCTCCAATGATTCGTATTCAGCTATCTCCTGCTCATTGAGAAACTTGTAATTGAATTTGCCTCTCACATAAGCTTTGGATCTCAGTTTATTCATACGTTCGCGTATGTCCTGCATCACAGGATCCTGTGACTTCAGTTCAGCGATTCTTTCAAATATCTCATTTACACGGTCAGTGTACTCTGCGGTGGGAGTCATGTCCGTATTGTTCATATCAAAACGTTCAAGAAGTTTTGCGTCTCCCTGGTTTCTTATGGCTGTACGTTTCTTCTCCCAAAGGTTATAGTTGAGTCGGAAAGTGTAATACTCATCAAGCTCTTTGTAACGCTCCATCGCCTGCGGATCCTTGTCACGGATCTCTTGGAGAATCCTTGACATCTGGGATTCCAAATCATCAATGATTTCCTGCTGCATGTCGTCAAGATAAGCATCACTACCAACAGATTTGACAATACTGCTTATCTTATCTCGAATGGCACTGATTTCAGCTATCTGACTTCCGCTTTGAAGCTGTAATCGCATTACCTCAGGCTTGAGAATGGTGTTCGTTTTTTCAATTTTCCATTCTGTGAATGCGGTGTATGTTGCACGTTGCTGCTCATTGAGTTTATCTCTTTCTTGACGCAGAGTCTGAGCTTCAGCTTCTTCCACACCTTGATTCAGTTTCCGGTTGATCTCATCAATTTTCTTGTTGAGTGTACGAAGAGCGATGGTGAAGTTGTCATGCTCCTTGTAAAACTTCGAGTGTGCAGGATCAGCATATACACGAACGGTTTCAGTACCTGTCACATTTCCATTCTCATCATACACGTCAACTTCAATCTCCTCACTGAAGAACTTGTTTGCTTCAGTGATTCCTCCTAATGAATCAATGATATCCTGTTTCAACTTGTCTATGCCAAGGGATTCCGCCCAACGCAGCATTTCCACTCTGGATCTCTCAGTGATGTTGTACATGTATTTCCACATGGCGGCGACAATAGCTTCAGAGTTGGCATTGTCACCGATTATTGAATCCATGGTGATGAGTCCGTTGGCACCCTGTACTGTACTACCCATGTAAAAGACATGTTCTCCACTGTTGAGAATGCCATCCAGATACATGTCAATGGTTTTATCATCAAACTGCTTGATTGCGATCATCTGTCTGATCTCTTCAGCGCGTTTTTTGAAGTCCTCCAACTTTGTGGTGTTAAGCGGTTTATCACTGCCTAGAAGATTCTTCAATCTACGCAGTGCATTGTAAGTCATGCTTTCAGGATTCAATTGTCCGGACTCCATCTTCTGGATCTGTTTCTCCAAGTATTGAAGTTCCACCTCCAGAAGCTTGCTCATTTCACCGAACACTTTCAATGATTGCGTGCCAACTGTCGCTTTCATGATCGCTATTATGACCCTTCGACCGACTCTCCCATTCTTATTTTCAACTTCCGCAATTCCTTCACGCATATCATGCAACATCTGACTTATCTCCCTCTTTGTCTGGGGATCCAAGTCTTCCATTTGTTGTATGGTGTTGCCGAACATCTGGATGCTTTCACTCATTCCACCAAGAGAACGATTGTAATACTGAAGCAGACCCAGTGCAACCTGATTCTCGGGAGTACCCAACTCGAATGTCTTTGGAACGTCTATCGCCTTTACCCTTTCGACAATCATTTCGATCTCATTGGTGAATACATCGAAAGCGGTCTTTATCAAAAGAGCTTTTGCAGTACGTATCGCCTCAGAACTTTCACTTGAGAAATCCTTTTTTATGCTTTCACGAAGACTCACAAGACTCTGCTGACGGCGTTTGAGCATGTTGATCTTCTCTTCGCGCTCTTCCTGCGGGATCTTTTTGTCCTCACTTATCCTCCTTACATCGGAAGCAATGACTTCAAACTGGTTCTTGGCAAGTTCGTCAAAACGTTCAAGCATCATGTCCTGTATGGAAGGATCTATGGATGCAAAAGGATTCATCTTTCCTTCACCAGGTAAAGTGGTGTTGTCAGTCATCTGATCCAACTCACGGAAACTCTGTCTGGCAGCCATTTCAATACCATTTGACATGGCAGGTTGGTCCGCAGGATCGACTTGACCGAAGAAATCATAATCCCTGAAGGTGGCGATCTTGTATCCGATCATCTTGTTATCCTTGGGATCTTCAGCGTTCTTGTCATATTTGTACGCAAGCGCCCACACGGTGCGTCCGTTGACATTGATGTTCAGTTTACGCAACATCTCGGAATAAACCGCAAGCTGCATGTGGTACTTGTCAAGCGCGCTTCTGTCCTTTATCTGAGAGAAAAGGTAATTGGCACCATCCTTGAAAAAGGTTTTGACAAAGTTCTTTGTGGTGAACGCCATCATCGGAAATGAACCGATTGGATACTTGTTTGCGCTTTTTGTCTTAAGGTCGATGACTTCGATGTTTCCGTTCTTGTCAACAGCCATCAAGTCAAGACGTCCAAGAACCATGTTTCCATTCAAATCCTGCACTGCGATACTTATCTCAGGAAGTATGATCTTTCCGTCACTGAGTATGGAACTCATCTGTCCAGCAAGTTCCAAGGCTGCATTCCTAAGAGTATCCTTGTCAAAGTCCGAAAACTTGATCAACCTTTCGTTTTTCTTAAAGAAGTTGTCAAAGAACGCAGGATCCGACATGATTATGATCGGAGCCTTTCCTGTATTGATATACTCCTCCTGGAGTTCCTCAAGCAGGTAGTGATAGAAGTTACCGAAGTTAGCACCAAGTTCAGCGACAAAACTGTCAAGCATCTCCGTGTCTTCGGAACCTATGTACTTGGTTACACCGATGGTCTGACCACCTCCCTTCAACCATTCAAGCTTGTCCTTTACGTTTTGTTCAAGCTTCTTTATGACTTCAAGTTGAGCAGCAGTCTTCCTGAATGCTGTGGTGGACAGGAGTTTCTTGCGCATGTTGGCAATCTTCTCAATCTCCTTTTCAGCTTTTTCAATGTTGAGTTCCCTGGCTGTCTTCTTCTTGTTGACAGGATCAAGTTTTTGAGTCTCTTCTCTGTCTTCAGGATTGAAGTTGGCACCTTCGACATCAGGTGTCGCACTGTAGTACAGGTAAGGATCCACCTCGGGTGTATCGAAGTAAGCGCCTTTGATGTTGATTGTCTGAGCTATCGTTGCAAGAGTTGTCTTTCCGTCAACCTTTTCCATGTTCAGAAGCTTCGACAACCAGTCGAAAAACCTTTGTATCAGGTTTGCCAATGGAGATCGTCTTCCTTCAGGTGCAATGCTCAACTCGTTCTTCATGGCTATTGCAAGATTCTTTGCAATGAACTCACTCTGTATTACAACGGTTGGATCGGAGATTCTCTTGTTGTTGCCATATGCGGTCTGAAGGTTCTTGAGCATCGCCTCGAAACGAGGATCGTCCTTCAACATGTTGAAAAGACCCATGAACAGGGGTTTACGGTCCGTTCTGAGCATTTCAACAAACACGTGCATCACCTCTTCGATGGCATCCTCTGGTATGACACGACCTTCCACAAGATATATCTTGTTGTTTCGTACAAACGAACGGATGTTGTCCACATTCTCGTAATGCTCATCCTGTTTCAACTTGCCAGGTTTGACCCACTCATATGTCAAACCTTTGAACTTGGCAACTAGATTGTCCATTATGGGATTGACAATCCGTTTCTGCGCTTCAATCTCTTCCTTGGTGTATCTTCTGAGACCTATCTCCTTGACAGCAGGAACGTATTTTATCTTGACTTTTCCCTGCATTGAATAGTTTCTTTCAAACTCAATCCGCATGTCGGGAAACTTCTTGCGTAATGCAGCTGCGAAACGCTTTGCCTTCTCCTCATTATGCCACGGTTCCTCTCCAGGTTGAAATTCATACCAATGGGAGAAATCATTGCGCAGTATCTTGGTCATGGCAGACCTTGTGTAGAAAACAGTGTCGATTGTGGGTTCACCGTTCTCATCCAATGGAATATGCGTTGTCCCGTTCTGCCAGTCTCCGTAACGTTGCTTGAACTTGTTGGTATAAGCTATTGACCATACCTGCAATGCTTTCCTGGGTTCTTGCGGAAACTCATTCAATGCCGCCTGATACAACTTGGAAGGTTGTCCATTGGGAGCATAGACATTTACAATTTCATCTGTCTGGGGATTCCTATCGAATGCACAAGATCTCATTTACTTAACTGTTTTTTATTGTCAACCACTAACACACCTGTTGTCTTCTTCATCTATCTGTCTGTTCATGTCCTCTATGGTAATATCATCATCCCTTTGAGTAAGCGGATCGGCAGGGATGTCGTTATTCTGTAGGTCATACACAAATATAGATTCTTTTCCTTTTACAAACCCTTCGAACTTAGGACTTTCAATCATCATCTGCCAATCCGCAAAACCGAAGATATCAGCAAAGGAATCCAGACGTTCTTTGGGTATCTCATTTGCAATGTTCTTTGCATCAGGGAATTGCAGAAGTCTTCCATCGACAAACTGATACTTGTTCAGTCTGCTGTTGGTTTGCACCTTGCTGCCATCCATCCTGGTAAAGACTTTGTTCTTGTGATTTCCAGTAGGAACCGAGGAGACGCTGATCATATACATCTTGTTCTTCATCACACTTGCATTCCTGGGAAGATCTACCGATTTCATGATGGTTGTGGATTGCGCTCTTCCTTCAAGCATATTGGTGATTTGAGCACCTTCCTTCATGCTGAATGCCAAAGGTGATACGTGTTTGGAACCTTGTTTCACCACGACTTCATATTCAGCGGACATGCCTATCAAGTCAAGTGTGGGATCAATCTCACTGTTTTCATTCTGTGCAAGCGTGCTTATGAAAGCTTCACCCAGGCTTTTTCCATCAATGGTCTTAAGGACCATCATCTGGTTGTACATGTTCACCCTATACAACGGGAATTTGTAACCTTCATTTGCTCTCAATATTCCTGACTCATACAACATTGTGTTGTAGAAGTTTTGTTTTTGAGAGTCCTTCTCAAGTTCAGGGATGCTTATGGTTAGTTTTCCTTCCTCATTGGGAGTGAACAGATCAAACTTGTCGCTTTTGACATTCACAGACGGTGCCCCAGGTATTGCAGGTCTTGAGATACCTTTAACACCTTCTTTGCTTTCAGAATACTTGACAATCAATCTGCTGTTGTCACCTGTCACTGTTTCAAAAAACTCAAGCATGGTTCTTCCCAGAAGTTTATCTTCCTGTTTTGAGAAATACTTTTTGTTTATCTTCTCCTGGTCTATTGTATTGACCATGGTGTTTTCCTCCATATCGTTCATCATCCTGTAACTTATGATCTTGGATATTGCTTCAGTGATGACGTCTCCAAGGTTCATGTTCCCAAAGTTGGAGGAGACTATCTTATTGAGTCTTTCCGCATATATCTCCTTGGCGCTGTCCGACATCTTGAAAACACCTGTACCTATAAGCTCTACAGTGTATTTACTTGGATTCTTTTTTGCCAACTTCAACATGTCATCATCAAGTTTTACAAGATCCTCTTGAAGATTCCATATAGCTTGAGCCATCGGTTGTGAGAGTTTTGCGGGGAGTATCTCGTAGAAACCACCTTCGGCGGATTGCGCACCTGCTTTTATCATTCCATAGTAAGCGATCCTGTGCGCCTTTTCCTTGGTTACAGAATCACCTGTCATCAGATGCAAAAGATCCGCATAGGCTGCTTCACGTCCACTCGCACCAAGTCGAGAAGTAGCCATTTCAAGAACCCTGATGTTTTTGGTCCTACCTATCGATACCACCTTGATGGCTTTGAGAAACTCATTGTTGGGATACTGTCTCAGTAGATCATGGTAGTCTGATACGATCTGACCACTTAGGAAATTCTCAGGATCCAGCATTTCCATGTAAATCTGTGGTAACACATCCTCCTTTTGTTGTTCCATTGTCGCACGCTGCAACTGCAAACCTATGAATGCGTTTATGTCCTTTCTGATCTGCTGCTTGTCATATCCGTATATGTTTTCAAACAACAGCATCAGACCTCTCATCATACTGGTGCGCTCGATCAACACCTTGTTTGAGACCTTGTCCATGTATTCAAGCGCTCTCATGTTTGCATCCAAAACAGGATATGTTGCGAAAAGCTTGGTCATGCTTTCTTTAGTAAAGAAGTTCATCTCCCCCTTTTTCGCTTTCCTGTATGTCGTTATCAACCTATCCATCCTGTCCATGTCAGGACGCAATGCTTTCATCGGATCTGTAAGAACCGATATATTGAAACTGATCTCATTTGCCAGTTCACTGTATTTCAAGAACTCATTGATTATCACAAGATTCTCAATTTCACGGGATACAGAAACATTATTCTTGTCTGTGATCTTGTATCCGAAATTTGATATCGGAACAGTTTTGTCAATCACATCCTGAGGATCATCCTTTGAAACATCATCATTGAAGATTATCTTATAAGAAGTCTGATCAATAACGTAATCTTTCTTTACTAAAGTTGCATCAAGTTTTGTCCTTGCTTCTGAACTGTTTTCAAGAATGGAATTCATGTACTTTTTAAGGAAAGTGTTGAAACCCATCCTGCGTCTACGGTTTGTTCTTGAATACGTACTTCCATAGGTCTGATTGTATTCATTGACAACATCAACGATTATCGGTAAGGATTGGAACAAGATAGCCGCATTTTGGGGAACACCGATGCTGAGCATTGCCGCAAGTATGGGGGTAGTCGTACTGTTGAGATGCAATGGTCCATGGTATGGAGTCTTCGGAGCATCCGCAAACATACCTATCAGTGCACCGACAAGCTGTACAGAATCACTTACTATTTTATTGGTATTGACCTTTTGCAGTTTTCCACCTATCTCGGTATACATCGATGGACTCATCTGCTTGTTTATCTCAGCGCCAACTGTCACAAGCATGCTCACACCTTTGTTGAATGAAGCGGCTATACCCAATGAATCCTTTGATTCGGAGTTCAATGACCTTGCAACGGCAAGAGCGGTTGGAGTATACACGTTTTGTCTGTTGTATATGTCCTTCTCTGTAAGACCTCTTCTTTTAACAAGTGTTGCAATCGGTGCGACAGCCTGATCCGCTGTCATTTTCTTGTCTGCAAGGAACCTTTCATACACGTTGGGATTAGACAAGATATTCATCTTGGCATCCAGAACCTTGTTCAGAATGACTTCCGTAACGGGATTGGACTTGGATTCTTTTTCATATGCTTCAAGCTCATCAGGTCTTGTTGGAAGATCCGAATCCTTCATTTTCTGCAGGACATTGTAAGTCGCTATCAGTCTGCGGAAGGTATCGATCATCTGTTCATTTTCAAAGTTCTCAGTCTCTTCCAAGACAGAAGCGTTCTTTGTAAAATAATCATTGAGTTTTCCTCCAAACAATTCACCGAAGGCATAAGCCTGTTCCTTTCTGTATCCGGCATCATCTTTTATCTTACGGATCTCATCACTGATGATGTCCGACATGATATCGTCACGACCAAGCGAAGTAAGGTATTCTATGAACTTTGCTTCGTTTTGACTCATTCCATACTTCTCAATGTAATGCTTGTAGTTTCCATACGCTATCCTTGTGCCGTCAACGGCATAATAGGATGAACGTATGTACGCATACAATGTATCAATGTCAAAGTCAGAACCTGAAAGCATGTGCATTTGGGATGGAACAATGATTCCCGAACCGTATGCTTCATCCATGTAATCGACAACCTTGGCAATGAACATGGAACGTTTGTCTTCCGTAGGGATACGTGTCGCAAAAAACTTGCTCAAGTACTCCTCTACAAACTTCTGATCAACATTCTTAAGTTCCCTTGGTATGACAACTTCGACGGTATAAAGGTCCTTCTTGACCATCTTTCCATCCTCACCCCTCACCTCAATCTCCTCTTTTTCTATGGTCAGATATCTGGATTTAGCGTTTCGGTAATCCTGAGGATTCCTCTTATAGTCCGCACGCTTTACAACCTTGCCATTCATCTCCATCACAGGATACATGATCGGACTGACGTGGTAGTATTTCCTACCTTCCGTCTTCTTGTCAAATACATTCTTATTGAAGATGCTGAAGTAATAGTATACAAGTATGTTCGCAAGTCTCGGCATGCTTGGAGGGAAGATCGGTTTACCGCTCTTATCCACTTCAAAGTATTGCAACAGGGTTGCATCAGCTCCTTGATCGCGAAGACCCGCTCTGATGTTGTCATACAGTTTGCCAACTATCTTCTCATCAGACGTGTTGAACATACGCATCATGCGTTTCACTTGTGAATCAACAGCTTCCGCAAGACCTTTCTGATAAGTTTCAATATCATCCTTTATCGCCTTGTACCTCTTGTCATTAGGATCCAACTGACTTATCAAAAGCAGTTTCTGTTGGATACCTGCTGTAATCCTATTGGATATCTTGGAGGTACCTACCTGATTATAGGTAAGTTCATTGGGTATGTTGTCAAGTGACTTTTCCAGATCCAGATAAACTCCTGGAGCGGCATCGGTTATCATGTTATAATCCAACGGAGCCACGGTCGCACGTTTACTGGAATTCGTATCGTATACCTGTTCTATCCTATGGTACTCCATTGAGTTAAGCAGGTTGTGCAGGAATCCCCCCAATGGACCTTTTGTGGATGGTACGAAATACCCGTGTATGGCCGCCATGGTTTTCTTGTACAGTTCTGATATCGGAGTTGATTCGTTTGTCTCAGGATCCATCTCCATTTCATCAATCCCTGCTTCAAGCTGCATTGCATAGTAATCAGCAATATCATACAACTGTTCCAACTCCAGCATCGCTGTGTCATAATTGAGATCAGGACGCAACATGCTGACTTCCTTACGGATGAAAGTATGTTCGGATTGTTTGATGTATTGGAATGCAGCTGTTACGGATTTCACACTGTTGAATACGATTCCGGCATCGCGCAATCTTCTGATTCCATCACGATATTGTCTTGTCGATCTTGTCTCATAACGCATCCTGCGCATGATCTGCATGGATTCTGGATCAAGTTGACCTGCAGCTTCCGCCATACGCATTCGCCTATCGATTGTATTCAAGGACTGACCGTCAAACGCCTGAACAGCGGTGTTTCCATCACCTTCATAAGGTGTAAGACTCAATGGTTTGGTAAGATCGTTCTTATCAATGTACATTACAAAGTCCTTCAGAACGGATGATCTATAAGTAGTCACATCACCATACTGACTTCTGTTGGGATCATATATGTTGGAACCAGCTGCCGCACCTGACTTCTGACGTTTGTAGAAGTTTGCAAATGAGGAGATACCCACTGCAATAGGTCCATCGAATATCTGATTTACAAATATCGAATTGATCCAGTTGTTGAAGAAGAAGTTGCGTTTGAACTGTTCTGGAGAACCTGTTGTCGGAAGGTCCACATCAGTGAATACGGTTTCAAGTTGGCCTGCGTCATTTTTGATAGTTTCTTTTCCTATGCCGATTTCCTTTAGATAGGTCTCAAAACGATCGTATTGTTCTTCTGCAAATTCGGAAACCATATCCACAAGCGCAGCGGTGTTCTCAGGATCAGCGACAATGGAATCCCATGATTTATCCTGTTTCGCCATTTCCTCCAGCATTTTCCTGTTGGATATCCTGTTTGAAACGGTCTCATTTACATTGTCAGGATCCGCAGTCAAACCAAACATGTCTGCAAGGATGTTGAATGTGAACCCTCTGTTCAGCTGACCTTTCTGATTAAACTCACTGTCATTATATCCTTCGTATCTTTTTACGGATTCATCGTTCAGTTCCCTGTGATTCTTACGCATCAGTTCATATTCCTGACGTATAACCTTCATCAGGTCAACCACATGCGATGCAAACTTTCCTACTTTGTTCTGTTTACCTGCAGCATCAAAGTACTCCTTATAGATGCCATCAACGACGATACTGGTACTTGTAGCCTCATACTGGGTAAGGATGCGTTTGAAAAGTTTTCTGGTGGTGTTTGTTCCTGGAATCGACACATCACGCATGCTTTGGAAAAGTCCAAACATGGAGAGCATGAACGACTTTTCATCTATGCCTTTGAAACTGCTGGTGTCACCTTGTTTTTCATTTTGGAAGATGTTGTATTTCTGAGCGAATCCCGCAAAAGCTGAAACCTCCATGGTTTCAAGGAATGTCTTGACAACAGGATTGTTCATGTCAAGCATCGGATTGTTCATGAAATATTCCTGGAATCCGTTGTAATACTCTGAAATAAGCGCATCAAGACCTCCTTCAATGTCCATCTTATCCGTATCAGGATCGGTCATTGATTGGAGTTTCATGATCATCACATATGCAGGAGTCGGCTTTACATATTTGTGAACCAGGTTTCCATTGGCATCTCTGGTGACACTTCCTCCGATACGTGGATTGTATTTCAATATAAAAGATCCGAGTGAACGAATGTATGCCTCGCGCAACCTTATGATGTCATTGTCAATCTGTATTCCACGTGCGGCATCGGTTTTTTCCTTTTCAGTCCTTGATGCCGCCTTTGTCATCACAGTTGGAATCTGTTTACTCCAGAACTCATAACTCAGGTTCTTTATTTCCTTCAACAGCGACTTGTTCATACGGAACATGTTGCGAAGGGTGCTGTCCGGACTGAAGTTGGAAGGATTTGAATCCGTTTTCAAATACATCTGCCAACCCAATGAAATCATGATTGCACTATACGGTATGTTCAGATTGAATTTGGATATGGCAACATAGACGTCATCTATGAAGCTTTGGAATGCCGCATCATTGAACATCTCCTTCTGACTACCTGTGAAGAAAGCGTCCTTCAATGAAGCCGATGACTTGAATATGGTGGCTATCGACTTAAGCATGTTTATGCTCTCGATGATTTCCTCCTTGTCCAACGCCATTGTATTGATTCGTTCAGTGATTTCAGTACGGATGCGGTTTATGTCCGCTCCCACTACGATATCATCAACCCTGTATGTCTGCTCTTTCGCTTGCAGCTTTTCACCTTTTTCGGCTCCAAGTCTTGTTTCCGTCTTAACCTGCAACAAGTGTGCGTCAACGGTATTGAACACATCCTGGAACATGACCATGACATGTTTGTTTCTTACCGCAGCACCTGCTTCGGTTATGCCAGTGGTTGAAGCAAGGGTATTGTAGACACCCATCAAAGAGTCTCTCAATTCCAATGTCTGCGCAATATCATCAGGCATGTAGAAACCGTAATCCATCCTTGAAACAAGGACATTGTTGTAATGCGTGAGTATTGAATTGAGACGTGATATCTCCGTAAGTATGGCGGGAACGATTTCAGACTTTGAAAGATTTGTTGTTATCTTCCTGATTGTGCTGAATATGAGTTTGCTGTCCACCATCTTGGTCCTTTTGACACCAAGTTGCGGATCAGTGTATTCATAAGGAATGTATTTGAACAGCTTTCTGAAATATGAACTTCCTTCATATGGAGCCTTGTTTGCAAAACCGAGGTTGGCAAACTGTTGTCCTGACTCTTGTTCTTCATCTTCAACCTGGAAGTCCTGTTCCAAATCCTGAGTGTCATCGAAAGTGGATTCGTTATACACTTCCCTGAACTCGTCAAGCACATGGTTTTTGAACTTCTGTGCGTTCTTTTGACTTATTTGTGTCTGGATCTTGCTGTTTATCACCAGACTGTCATTCGTTGAATCGTTGGTGTAATTCCTCCATGTGAAAGACTCTGTGTTGCCGTCCTCTCCAGGAATGTGCATTGTTCCAAGCAACCAGCGGGCGTTTTCATAATGTGATCCATAACGCTCGATTATGCTTTGCTCCTGATCAGGAAACTGTCTGATTAGATTCTCGATTTTGTAATCCTGCAACACACGCAATCTGGCAAGGTTGAACAACTGATTCATCTTCAGATCAGGATCGCTGTTCTCAACACGTATCTGCGCCATCGCATAGACCATCTTGTCACGGAGTTCCGAAGTGACATATGACGGTATTATCTGATTTCCGAACTTAGGCTGGTTTCCATTGCCGAACGTTATGAATGGAATACTCTTGTAATCCATGCTGTAAACGGAATCGGTATCCTTTGTCGCATCCCTTAATGCGGTATTCCTGTATTTGCCAAGTGTGATGTCATAATAAAGGTTCTGTATGCGACCTTCCTTCTTGAACATGTTGATCATCTTCTTCAACCATGTGAAGAGTTTTTCCATCCATGTCTTGGGGACTTTGTTGGTCTCCATGAAGGATGCGAAACCGTCAGCGAGATACTCCTCGTATATCAGGTTCTTGATTTGCTCGTCTGTAAGGTGTCCATAGCTGCGACGCTCCCTGAACTCGCTTGCATAAACCTTTTCACTACCTACCTGTATGTATTTACCCTTGCTATCTGTCTTGTAATCACCGAGAAGCTTACCCACTTCCTTCAGGTAGTACACCTGGTGTGCTGGACTAAGCAGTCTTCTGAATACTCCGTGGAACGCTTCATGGTATACGACACCTTTCACTCTCAAGGTTTCATTGAGGTATATGACGGTGTCTCGGTAATAACCCAGTACATGTCCATCGACATTCATTCCCTGAAGATCATCCTTCCTCACAAAGGAGAAGGCATCTGGAATAAGTGCGCTTATCACACGTATTTCCTCTGAACGGTCTTCTTCCGAAAGAGCCACAAAGCTTTCGACGTTTGTACCTAGTTTGAAGTTTGTGATATCCTCATCCTGGGATGTCTGGTCAAGATTGTTCCAATCTATCGCCGTACCTGCCGATGTCTTTTCATTGGATACGGTGGGATCGACAGAAGGAGTGGAATGATCCACGTCAACAACCTCAGCTGAGACATCATAATCCTTTCCCTTGGCGGGAGCAGCAGGTGCTTTTCTTTTGATGACAGGAATCACTATCCGCTTTGCAATGTCCCTTGGGGAAATCACAAGTTCATTGCGAGTTTGTATCTTCTTGGTGAAGAAGTTGTTACGGATATCCTCCTTTGCAATCCTTCTTTGAACTTTCAGTACTTTCCCATCAAACAACGCATAGTTCACAAATTCATCAGGGATGAGACCTGGAGAAACTCTTCCGTCATCACGAGCCTTTTGATAGTTGTTTATGATGTCATCAAACCTTTTACGAATCGAATCTATAAAATTACTGTACTTGTCCCCAAGGGAACCTACCAAAGGATTGCTGAATCCAGCAAGTGATCCTGCTTCAGAAGCTATTTGTCCTACACGCTCCATTGTCATGTCTGGAGTTATCTTGTCAAGACCGTAACCTGATACAATCTGGTTTGTCAATTCAAACATCTGATCGAGCTGCTCCGATTTGAAGACAATGTTCATGTTAGCCTTGGCGTAGGTGTTGAACCTTTCCACCACATCAGCAGGACGTCCTTCACCTTCAAGCATGACAAAACGGATTCCAAAGGTTTTCTTGTCACCTTGTTGTTTCAGGATGACTATCTCTGGACGAATCCCCATGTTCTTCATGACATCGAATCCCCAACCTTTGTCGTTGAAGTCGATCATCGCTCTGTTTCCTTTTTCAATGGATGCGTTGTTGAAAGCATGTTGCATGCTTGCAAAAAAGTCAACCAAGTCAGAAGGTGTATTGACATTCCTACGGTACACCAATGGTATGACCCTTGGAATAAGTTGATCAGCCTTGCTGATGAAAGATATGTAAACCGAGTTGTTTGTGTTGAAGTTCTTCTTGACAAAATCAATGATGTCAATGTTCAATGAATCCTTGATATAACGTTCAACAGTCATATAGGTGTTTCCATTGGCGTCAATGATCCTCTTACCAAAAGGTAATGTATTGACTATCTCCCACGTAGCTTTTGTTTTACGCATTACGATCGGAACCCTGTGTTCGGTAGCTATACCCACAGGATTTCCTTGAGCATCCACATCTTGAAGAGGTATGGCAAGACGTCCTTCATGAGCATCTATGAAATCCCCGAGGTTTTGAACCTGCTCATTGCCTTCATCCATCTTGGTTTCAACAACGGCATTGGACAAGTCATAATACCTGTAGAAGATATCCCTGATGTCAATGTTCTGGTTTCCTGTGGATGCGATTCGTTTAGCGACTTCCATTTCGAAAGCCTTGTATGTCCTGATCGCTGTACGAAGCTGATCGATCTCCTTGTCACCAACAGTATTCTCATATCGAAGAACCTGTTCTCCACCGAATGCATCCATGTAGGAATCATCCCTGTAATTGATCATGTTCTTCAGCATCTGAACATGCTCAGGATTTTCGATGTCCAGTTGTACAACCGTGTTGTTTGGATATACAAATGCAAGGTCGGTCAAAGGTGTAAGCTCAAAAGACATGTCTCCTTTGAAATTGCTGACCGATATGTTGAATCCGTACGGACGTCTTATGAAAGAAAGAACAGGATTGTTGTTGTTACCCTGTTCAAGAGCACTCATTTGTGCAGGAAGTTCTGTTGTCTCGAACATCCTGGATCCAAGAGTTGGAAACATCGCACGAATCCTGTTCAATCGATTCGCATTCATGCGTGCCGTATCCGTAGTTGCAGTGATGCGTATGAAATTGTAGAATCTCTGGTCCACAGGCATCTGAGCGGCAATCATCTCACGTATGGTCTGCTCCGCACCTTCGATCTTCTCATTTCCCAGAATAAGTCCTGTGATAAGATTCTCCATCTTCATGCGAAGATTGAGTGTCTTCTTGTCAATATGTTCAGGATTGTCCTTCCTGTAAATAGCGGTTACTTGATCGCCAGGCAGTCTTTCAACCTCAGTACCTTCAAGAGTCCTGTATTTATTTGCAATAGTGGGATCATATATGACTTCAATCTTGGTACCGTCAGCTCTTCTCAATACTTGAACGGAACGTCCTGAAACCATGCCGATGCCTTCCGCATTGCTGAGTCTGACATAGTCCTTTCCAAACTCACGCGTCTCGGTGATTGCAGTTATTGCAGAATCCAGAAAGTCAAGTGTCGTTGTCTTCATGCTTGACTCAGGACGTCTTCTGATCGTATCCTGCATGCTTTTAAGATAACTCAAAACGACGGATCCTTCAGCACCTGAAGCAAATGCTTCAAGTTCCGATGAGTTCTCCTCTATCATATTGACAAGAGTCATCGTTGTGGACGCAAGTGACACATCGGATACGGTTTCGAGGTCTGCTATTTCATCACTTATTATTTCATCAAGTGTGGTGGATTTTTCAGTTTTTATTTCGGATTCAACAGGTAGATTCAATTCCTCACCACCAGTGTATTCAACCTCAGGTAGTGATACTGTTTCAGATTTTCCACCGAGGTATCCTTTCTCTTCCCACAAACGTTCATCTCTTTCCTGCTCCCTCAAGTCATCAAGCTCACGTCTGAGCGCCTCAGCTTCAAAAGGATCAGTCAGCACTGCTTCCTTGAATGCACTGTTCTTCTCCGCAATCTGTCCAACAGTTGTCTTTGTTGAAGGAGCGGGAGTCTCAGCGCGTTTTGGAAAGAATGCCTTTATCTGTTCTACAATCGCATCATAATCAAAATCCTTGTCGCCATTCAAAAAAGGTTTCAGGTAGTTGTTCAACTTGGCATATACTCGGCTTTTCCACTCAGGTGTCTGGAGTCTGGTGATCTGAAATGCTGCGGTATCTACAAATCCTGCATAAAACCATACGGCATGTATCTTGGACTCAGGAGCAATTGGTTGGTTCAGGACATCCTGTATGACAGCGGAAAGGTTCTTATACTTTTCAAAGTCATGCCTGTAAGCCTGATACAATGCATCTTCTAGATTGGATGAAGGAATCTGACAGCTCATTTATTCGCAGTATGTTGAATTTGAATTAAGTGATGAGAAGGGATTCACGTTAGGATCCCTTAATAATGTTGAATCGGAATTTCTGATTGAATCCTGTATTCTGGATATCTTCCTGACTCCAATCTTGTTGATTTTCTTGGTGTCATTACGCAAGGAAACCTTTTGTACTTTATCAGCGGTGACACCTTCCCTTTGGGATCTTGCAGCCTTCTTGCGTTTTTTCTCAGCGGTCTTTTCAACCTGGTCTATTGCTTCGGCAACTGACTTTCTCTTTCTACCTTTTTTTGTTGCAGGCTCTCCTTGTACTGTTTCAGCACCTGGTTTGCGTTTTCCGGACTTATCAGCTTTAGCAGACTTTTCAGCTCGTTCCTTTTTCGTAGTATTTCTACGCGTAGCTGTTCTTTGTTTTTGTCCTCTTGTTCCATCTTTCTTATCCTGTTCAGTTAAAAGTTGGTCTATTGGATTTATATACTCCTTTGTCAGCTGGGTAAGATACCCGTTTACAATAGGATTGTTGATGTATATGCTCCAGTTTTTCTTAATACTCTTACGCAAGTCGCTTGCCCACAATGCAAGTTCAACAAGCTCATCCTGAGTCATTTGGGAACGTGTCTCTGGATTACCAAATTTAGTTCTTAATAATGTAATATTTTCAGGAGTATTGACATTTATTATCTTGTTCAGTTTGAACTGATCAACAATCTCCCTTCTTGTACGTTGTTCTACACTTTCGGTTTCAATGATATTGTCGACAGCCGCAATCGCCTGATCAAGAATATCACTCATTTCCTGCATTTCTTCAATACTTTCAGGAATATCAGCCATTGTAAGCTGCAAATGAGAGTTCACAAGTGCGGCATACTGCTGAGCTTTTCTTTCAGATGCTGTACGGTATCCGACATATTTAGCCTCTTGTTTTGGTCCATATGTCAAATCGTATGGTTCGGCAAGCTTCAAACGCTCACGCACCATACGTGTTTTGTTTCCTTTCTTGCGTTCGTAATCCCTTACAAATCCTGTAATCTCACCTTTGTCATTATACTCAATATTCCATACTACACCGTTTATGATTATTGACTTGACACTCTTCACACCATCCTCAACATCAACTACGTAATCAATGGTCATTTCACCGCTCTCAGTTGATTCTACGACTGGATTGGAAGTCGGAGAAATCAATTCCTTGTCTTCCTCAGGTAGTAACGGATATGCGGGACTTATGTCAGTGTAGTCATTGAACGATGATTCCTCGTTTGAATCGGGTAACTCGGTGCGTGTTCCATCAGGATATTCCACATAGAAACCACCGTCTTCATTCATCTGAAGGGTACCTGTGTTTCCTGCAACTACAACAGTGTTGCCGACGTGATTGGCAAGTTTCGCCTTTTCATCGTCAATCTGTTCTGTCTTTTCATCAGTCTGCTGGCTGGTAGGAGTTTCCCTTAGACTGACATCATAGTTCATTTGTTCACGAATCTTCAAGTATTCCTTGAGGATCTCCATGTTGTCAATAGGAACAAGTTCACCTGTCTGATACAGATCATACTCCGTATGGACTGTGATCTGTTTTTCAAAAGCAATTCTTGTACCATCAGGATGCAGGTAATACCTGGTGACCTTTCTTTGACTCAAGTCTGTACTTTCAAAAGGGAAGTTGTTTGCAAGATCTTCAAAATCATAGCGCATTGCCATGTATTCCTCGGCTTGCTGTAGCGTATCGGGATTATTATAAAGCTCTTCTATGTTCACAGGACTCTTGGACTGGAGTATCCTCTCTTGTTTAATCCTTTCTTCCGTCTTTTTTTTATCTTGCTCTACTTGTTCTGCAAAAATTTCCTGAAGTTTACCAAGCACCAGTTCATCCTTCTTTTTTACAACTTCGTCCATTATCTTCTGGAGCTTGCTGTAATTGTTGTATGTACCGTAAGGAGTTTTGCTGAAGGCAAGAAGGTCGTCCATCAGTTTTTTAACCTCAGGGGTCTCTATGAAATTCTTACCGACCTCGCTGATTTTACCCATCTCCTGGTAGTCCTCATAAAGACGTCTGGCATGCGCTCCCGCGCGCGCATCCATGATGTTCTCGTAATACTTTGTGAAGTTGTCAGGATCACTCAATAGATTGACCGCCTGTATGTATTCATTGTGATCGCGTCCAAGAGTGACATAATCATATATGTCATTCAAGGCATCCCTCACTTCTTGCTGGTTTACCGCGGTGTTTATACCGTTTTGTCGGTTCTTTATCTCAAGGTATTCCGAAAGCACGCTGGCAGCACTGTCCATTTCGGATTTCACCCTGGTTTTCTTTGGTACAGTGTATCTGATGATTTTGGTCGCATCATTCGGATCCTCCTCTTCGACAACCTCATACATGTCCTTTTCCATGGTTTCAAGAAGCTCTTTCTCACGCTTCTTGTCTTTGATCATCTCAAGTACACGCGGACTCTTGTCAGTGCCTTCTTCCAGTGTCTTTATCTCGTTGTTCAATACAAGCATGTTATCCCGTATCTCATCAGGACTGATGATGGTGTTGAACGAGGATGAAAGACTGTTACCGATACTGGGTAATGAGCTTAACCTGCGGAGTATCTCCTCACTTCTAATGGTGGATTGCTGACCTTTTGCCTCGGCGAAAGCGACTGTTGTGATGGCATCCATCAACGCCGCTTTCCTGATGCTGTACTTCATCCTTCCCGCATCGTCACCCATGTATTGGTCCAGACTGAGCATCAAACCGTATTTTGTCTGATACTTGTCATACAGATCGCTGTATCTTTTGACATTTCCAGCAATCTCATCCATCACTTCCTTGGGTGATGATTTCCCAAGGTCTTGCGGTGAGTAGCCAAATGCTTCCTGGAACTCCGTTGGACTGAAGTTGTCACCATAACCATTCAGGAACTCTGTCATGTAATCCATCGTACCTGTGCGCTTGGCATGCATCACAGCTTGTATCAGAGCGGAATCCTTATTGTTGAAGTATTGCATCTTGTTGCCGGAACCGACAGCATCACGCATGTTCTCGGCATATTCAGTCTGCAGTTTTATGTTCTTGACATGTTCACTGAGGATTGTTTTGGAATCACTTTTGTAAAAATTGTTGAGGATGTCTATGGTTCTTCCAATGGATTCCTGATGTGACTTGTCACCTACCAGGTTTTTGGAGTATTGGACACTGTTCACCACAGGATTCACAAACATACCTGTCATGGCACCCATGAGGAAAACCTTGGCACCCTGTTTTGTCATCTGTGAATCAATAGCCTCTTCAAACGACTTACCCCAAGATGCGGGATCACCTTTGTATATATCACCGTAATAATCCAAAAGATAGTGGTTGGTACCTTCTTGGATGTTTTCCTGAAGACCTTCTACAACCTGGAAGTTGGTGACACCACGTAGTGTGCTTTTTCCAAGTTCCCACGCCATCACTTTGGATCCGAAATCGTTACGGATCTGGTTCGCAATACCGAATGTTCCAAAAAGTCCTTGGAATCCTTTCAACTGATAATGCTTTGGAACACCTTTGGACACCACTGTTTTGATTCCAAGTTCCTTTGCAAGACCTCCACCTATGCTGTTCTTGAGTTGTGAAAGAAGTCTTGAGTCCAATCCAAACTTACCAAGCATGTTACCGAACATCAGCTTGTTGCTGATACCCAGAATCGCAACGTTTGTACCGTAAGCAGCAGTTGCACTTTGTAAAGCAAGATTCCTCATTTCAAGAAACTGTTCACCAGTGACTTCCTTTTTACCACCTTCACTCTGGTAGTCCATCATGCGGGTTAGAAACTCATTGTAGGTTCCACCTGCTTCAATCGCCGCTTCACCTGCTGCCATCTGCCATTCTGCAAATGAACGTCTGAGTCCTCCTGCTCCGATCTTTGCAAGTTCAGCGGTTGTCAGTCCAGCACCACGTGCTTGACGCATCACTCTTCCTGCATCAGCAACACTTCCTAAAAACGGAACTTTTGAAGCTATGTTCAATGCATTGTCCCAGACATCGACACCCAGTTTCACACCGTTGAGTCCAACATTGGATGATGCATTCATCAAACGGAGATTCTCCAGATTTGACTTTCCAAGTTTGCTGTAAGGTTGACCGATGATGTATCTGGATCCCCCTGTTTCAAATCCTGTTTGTGTCGCCATTCTAGTGGCATCATCCGCAGTCGCTCTTGCAACATCGTCAATAGCTGACTTGGAGAACAATCCTGAAAGGAAGTTCATCACCTTGTTGGTGCGTTGACCTTGTGCCACAACAGCTGCTCCAGCTGCAAAGGGATTCACTCTGCTGATTACAGCTGTGGCCGCCCATTCCGCTCCAAGTTCACCAAGTGTTCCGAATGTGAAACCAAGGTTTTGAAGTGTTTCCGCAAGAAAGGATTTTGTAAGGAAATCATCCTGACTTTCACCTGGACCAAGAAACAATGGATTGTCAAGTCTGCTTTGCGCCTGCATCCTTCCCAGTTCCGCAATACGATCTTCGGATGGAGTCAGATAATCAGTATTCATTGTCAATAATGCAGCTGCGGTACGCGGCCACACATATGCTGTTTCTGCAAACGCAGCAGAGAAGTTATCTTTGAATCCCGCCCAACCGGTGGCTAATGCATCCCACTTATCCCAGTTCTCATATGCAACACGCTCATGATCGATTCTAGGATCAAAATTGTCATTATATATTCCTGGAAAATCTTTGAAACGCTCCTTTATGTCAGGATCATAACCTCCTGTCTCAATCGGACCCCTCAACCTTTCCTGGTTGAACTTGTTGTCCATTATGTTGACAGCGTTCAGAAACGAATTTGAATTCGGTTCCGTAGGATTCTGTACAGGATCAGCTGAAAAGCTTGACTCAGGATCCGTGTAAGCGGGTTGAGTCGATGCATCAGTTGTCTCAATGGCATGGTCAGCCAATGAGTTGTCAAATTCGAAATCGTTGAAGTCTGAACCGAGAATGTTTTCCATATTGAAACTTATTGCCAGTACCTGAGTCTATTGTCTGTCCAAGGTATGTAATTTCCGTTTCCTGTGGAAGCTGCGGTTGCATTGTTTGTAACCTTGTTGTTACCGTTGGTTGTTGTGGACATCTCCTGCTGAAGCGACAAACCTTCTATGTATTCACGCACTTTTCTGTCGTTTTCAGCACCATAGACCTGATCACTCAGATCAGATGCACTAACGCCTGTGGATGTCGTAATATCAATAGTCTGTGAACCAGTGTTCCTCAAATCAAAAGTGGCATACAATCTACCATCCGCACCAGAGTTCAATGTTCCTCCATTGAGATTTCCATAAAGCGTTTTTGGAAAACTAGCTGATCCGTTCTGAGATACTCCACTAACCCAACTGCGTGCAGCAGGATATATGTCCGCACCAACAAGATCACGAAGCTTTTCAGCAAGAGGGTTCTTTATTTCAACAAGCTGTCCTTTGGAATTCCTATACGATTGCGGAGGTCCTACAATTTCCATTGCATTTGACCTGTCCAGGTAGAACTCCATGTAGTTCTTACCGCTCTCTGACAAGATTTTGCTTGTCTCCATGCCAAACACTTCACTTGCTCTCTTGGCTGTACCTTCACTCTTTACAAGATTAATAGGTATCCTTACTGCAATACGCGTTTGTCCATTGACGGTTTTCAACGAAATCTTCATCTGGTCAGGATCAAAAACCTCTGAATAGTTCTTACCACCGACCATCTTGTCTCTGAAGGCTGCCAGTTCTTCTGTAGTCATCTTATTATCACCAACGCTTCCATCAGGTGCCACTCCAGCTTCTTGTGCAAGGTTAATTACACGCTCCATGATTCCGTAATCAAAGTTTTTCTTCTTGTCATCGGCAACCCTGAAATCAATGGTTGACGCCTTCCTTTGAAGTTGTTCCTGCCATTTTGGAGCGTTTGGAATCATTTGTGCGTAAATCGCATCACCTTGATCCTTGGGAAGACGGCTGATTGCTTGTGTGTTTATGAACAATTGTCCAGTGGTTGGATTTGCCAATATGTAAGGTCTGTATGTGGGATCATCCCTGAAATCGTTCAATCGTTTTTGTTCCTGCGCAACCATGTCAGTATACGCCTGTCTGTTGTTTTGCGATTGGTTTATCGACTCCACAACCTTATGTCCCATATTCCTATAATATTGCGCATTTACTTTGGCGTTCTGAGCTATGTGTGTGGATATGGTGTTCCAACTCACCCTTTTCAATTCATTCACTGTATTGAAATATGTGGGACCAACTTTTTTCAAATACGCTAAAAGCTGTTGTCCCTCACCGTCGGTAAGAGGCTGTCCATTTGCTTTTTTGTTCAATGCATTTGAAACTGTTGCAAGTTGATAACCGTTTCCTTCACTCAGAACCCTTCCGTCTCCTTGGGTAGCATGTCTTGCAGCAACAGCAAGATTGGTTAAATTTGTAAACGCCGTCAAACCTTTATCACGATAGTTTGCTTTTGACTGTGTGTAGTATCCTTGAAGATTGAACTTACCGATATCCTCGGGATTTCCTGTGGAAATCTGTCCGTCAGGAATCTCACCTTTCTTTACCGCAAGTTCAACATCGCGATCGTATTTCAGATCAGCCATCTCTCTTTCAAACTCCTGTTCAGCACGCATCTTTGCCATTTGGAAGCGTTGACTGTCCTCTTGGAGTTTCACCTGATCTGCTTCAACCTTTGTGATTTCCTTGGATGCCCAGTTTATCGCAAACCGTTGAGCGTATTCGTTCTTGATGGAACTGAAATACATCTGCCCTGGATTCTCTGCAAACAGTTTTTGTGTATTGTCCTGAAGATCCTGGTCTGAAACCTTACCCATTTTCATCTTGTCAAGCTGGGAGGTAAGATTTTGTTTACGCTCCTGCAATGCATTGAGATACTCAAGACGTGTAGCATCAACACCTTTGGGGTATTCCCTTTTCAACTTGTCAACCTCACGATCCACCTCATCGATGTTCTCCTTGAGGTCGTACATGTCGTCATTGTAATCCTTCACATAGGATTGAGCCATCTCAGTTGAAAGTTGCGAAATCGCCGCTTGTTCTGTAAGATTGGGATCAGCCTGCATCATTGACTTGACCTGCCTGTCCGCTCTTACAACCGCTTCAATACCAAACTGTTTGTCAAACTGCGTTCCTGTGGCATTCTTAAACCATTGGTTGAAGGTGCTTATGTTTTCCTTGGTCCTTCCGTTTGTACGGGTGACCATATACATTCCTTCAGAAGTTGGTTTGGTTATTTCAAGTCCCTGGTCTTTTGCAAGATCATGTGCGTACTTGTATACATCCTCCCATGGCGCCCACATGTGTACTTGAGCTTTGTCAATCGATCCATCACCTCTTTTGGTTTTGGAAAGACGCTCTTGTCCTATGGAAAGATACTCATCCATCACGGGATTCCATGTTGCACGGACATCCTTGTCCATGCTGTTTCTTGTGGAATTGCCTTTTGCAACCTGTGAATCCTGCAAGGATGTCTTGTAAAGATCGCTGTTGTATTCCTTGTCATTCACCAACGGATCGAATATCGACATCGCCTGTTGCATGTTGGCGGGATTGGTGAGATCCACCATTGCAACCTGTTTAAGATAAGCATCCGCCTTCTTCATGTAGTCCGCTCTGAACTGGACATTGTCAGCAGAGGAAAGCCGTTTGTTGAGAAGGGAGCTGTATGCGGATTTGAACTGATCGACTTTTGTGTCATATCTGGTCTGCATCGCATCGAGACCTTTTGAAAGAAACTCAAAGTCTATTATTTGCGGTACCATTCCTGGAACACCGCTACCGTCCACACCTTTTATAAATGTTGCCATCTACGCGTTATTTACTATGAAAGAATTCCTGGAAATCGATAAGGAATGTAATTAGGTTGATGTTTCTGTTGCCTTTCTATCTCAATGAGTTTTATCAAATCAGCATCCGGAATTCCCTTACCTCTATATTTATCATACAGATCAAAAGAATTTGATGATCCAGTACCTGTGAATGATCCAGGTACAAACATACCACCGTATCCAGGAATGTATTTGAAGTTTTCTTCCCTCATGTTTGTAGAAGTAAGATTCGTTGCGTTGGTATCACCCTGCATAAATGCTTTTCTTGCTTCCCTATCCATCGCAAGTTGTTCATTTGCATACTGCTGCTCGTTGGTTGCAACACCTGCAATGTAATCCTTTTTGTTCTGAGCATTATAGATCTGCTCCTTCATGCCTATTTCGGTGTTTACCTTTCCAGCCTCATTGATTATTCCAGTGTTTCTTGCCTCATTCTGCGCCATTATATCCGCTGTCTTGTCTCCCATCTGACCTGCTACTCCTGATTGCATCGCTCTAAGGACTGCGGGATTTGCAGTTACACCTGTCATTTCACTCATGGCAGTTGCTCCTGCACCTTGTACACCTGCAACTTGTCTTGCAATGGCTTCAAGATTATATGGAACACGTCCGAAGTTGGCGTTTATGTCAGCAGGACCTTTTGACTTGTAAGGTCTGTCACCAAGTGCACCGTAAAAATTGTACAGATCACCTTGCATCCACAATGCAGGAATGTTCATTGGAGGTTGCCAATTGGGTTTACGAGTATCACAAAGGGGTTGAGCACCAGTGACAGGATCACAAGGAACTTCTTTCATTGTGTTACCTGTGGGATCAACAGTGTAATCAGGACACTGGCATTTTTTTACTGGAGGATTAGTAGGAGGATTAGTAGGAGGATTAGTAGGAGGAGAAGTGGGTACGTCTTCTAGATTGATGAACTTCTGAGTACCTGCAATCTCCTTACCATAGTTCCATGCTCCTTCCTTACTTGCATCAACAAGTTCTGGCATGTCCTTGATTTCATCCGCGGTAAACCCTTTATTTAGAAGATAATCAGTGTTGATTTTTCTGACTTGTTGATTCACCCATTGATTTGCAGCCTGATGTTTTTTAAGTTTATCGCTTGGATTTGTTTTTGCAGAACGAATATCCTCCTTGTACTGTCTCATACCTTCAGCTTCATTTCCACCAGCGGTTCCATATTGACCAAAATTAACACCATTGGCTTTAAGATATTCAATCTGACTGTCTACACCTTTCCAACCACTTCCTGGGGAGTAGATATCACCTAGTCCTGTTACCCTACCACTTGCATCCTTTATTTCAGGAACAAGCGTACCTTCTGAACCCCATGTGTATCCTGTAGATGCTGTTTGATGTCCCACACCTGATTCTTTAGCAGCATATGGTGCTCTTATCAGATTGAGTTTATATTGTGGCTTTTGTGCAATTAGATTATTAATCCATTGTGCATACGCATCATCTGCAATATCGTATTCAGGTCCATTTTGATATTTCGGCAAATCTTTTTCACCTCCGTCTGCATATGAATCCTCAGCTTCAACCATGGTGTTTTCTATGGGATCATATATGAAAATAGAACCTCCTCTTTTCTTCTTAGGTGCAACATAGGTTGCAGGACTTCTCCTTAGTTCTTGCATTATGCTGTCTATTTCTGCCTGGTCAATATAACCTTTGGCCATAATTGATTGTCTCAATTCATCATCACTTACCCTTGCAGGTGCATTGTTCACTGGAGGATTTGTAACAGGTGCTGTGGTCAAAGGAGCAGTCACAGGAACAGAGTCGGCAGTAGTAAGGGTAGCCGGAACAGGATATAAAGACGAATCAGGTGATACAAATTGACCATTTCCTAATGAATCAAGAGAAACAAGACCTGTTGTATCTTGTTGCACCACAGCATCATCTTGAAGTCCGCCTCTATATAATCCTGTTTCAGGATTGGCAAGTCTGTGACCAAGGTAACCAAGTCCACCAAGTCCTACTGCTCCTGCTCCTGACCAACCTAAGTAAGGAACACTTTCTTTAAGTATTTTTTTTGCAGCAGATTCAGATGGTAATGAAATGTTTAATCCAGGAAGTCTTCCTGCAGTATTGCGCCATGCGTATCCTAAAGGTGATCTTATCTTTGTTTCTGGAAATTGCAATGCAAGTTCCTCAACCGGTATATCTTCAGCAGTAGTTAAAAGATTTCCTATGCTTCTATTATATGAGTTTGGACCAAACTGATCCGCGGCATCAACCGCTTTTCTCACATTTTCAAAAGCAGATTGTTGCGCTGGAGTAAGTGCATATTGAGGATGATTTAGTTTTATAAGATCCATTACATCAATGTCTTGCAGTCTATTATTAAACCCACTCCAGAATGGATCATTGAATATTTCTCGTACAGTTTCAATGTCTTTAGTCAATTGTTCTTTTCCACCAACACTTTCAAACGCACGATTGGGTTTTTTAACAAGAGAAGGAGTACCTTCTCCAGTTACAAAACCTCTAGTACTTGGATGTCTTTTTCCTCCAAAAGTCTTACCTTCAAACCTATACTTTACTTTTGAAAGATCTCCTGGAAGAGATTCTGCTACATTAAGAGTTCTTCCAGCTTCATCCGCAATGTCTCCATACATCACATATGCGCTTTTAGGATTAGCGGTTGTAAAATATCTTGGAATACGATTTGTGAAAAGTGCCATCGTACCTAATCCTACTCCCGCACCTGCTCCTGCGAATTCACCAGGTGTTGTAAGTGGAAATCCACTCATCATGTAACCTAATTCAGGATTGGCTCTCAATGCTTGAGTCGCTCTTCCAAGACCAGCAGCACCTTCTCCGATTCTACTACCGAGATTTAAAGCTTGAGCACTTTTACTTAATCCTGGAAGTAATCCAAGAGTCGGATCCATCATGATATCACCCATCACACCTTGTCCTGAAGGACGTCCCCTCAATGCATCGGAAAATCCGTATTCACCTGTACCTGACAGTTGATCAGCTCCTGCCTGCATAAGTCTTGATGGGATTGCAAAAGGAGCAAGTGTACTCAAAGGTGTGTTGTACATTTCAGCTTCTTCAGGACTAAGACCAGGTGCAACCTGATCACCAGGTATCATGCTGTATAAACCTTGGATACCTTGACTACCTAAACCAGGTTCAGTTAAGAAACCATATTGACTGTTGCGTAACATCTCAAACTGCTCAGGACCAAGCTCTTGCATTGCTTTAAGTCTGTTGCCACGCAACATTGTCTTAAGGTCAGGATTTGCTTGAAACAGTTTGTTAAAGTAATTGGTGTTTACAGCTCGCTGCCATTTTTCAGCCATTCCTGGATTAGCAAGAATATCTCTTTTGGAATATCCTTGCAATAGGTTTGCACCTGGTTGGTTCGCAAGCCACTCATTAAAGTCAAGAAGATTTGAAGGTGTGCTTGCAGTAACGTCAACCTCTGGAAGATTTACGTATGGCAGTACCCCACTTGGATTTTTCTCAAAATTTGGAACAGCTCTGGTTACAACAGGATTATATTCTTGTGGTCCTACAGGTCCAAAGTCTTGATGGATTGGTAAAACTTTTCCTCCACGACGCATGATCTGTCCACCGAACTTGGCTTGAGGAGGTCCTTGTTGAGCAGGACTCTGTACAGCAATGTCTTTATTGAACAGAGGTTGTGATATGAATGGAACACCATCAGGGAATCCTTTCATACCTTCCTGTACCAATGCAAGCTGACCCAGTTTGGTCATGTTATTGTCAATCATGTACTGGGCGGTCTTCTTGTCGAGGTAGTCAGAATTAGGATCATTCAATATCTCAAAGTACCTGTTCAGGTCGTACCGCTTGGCGACCATTGCAGGAGTCACCGATTTGTTGGTATTGTATCCAAAGACACCCTTCAAAAGCTCTTTGTTCTTGATATTCAATGCTCTAGTGTCTGAAAACACAAAGCTTCCGTCAGGAACATTCAGAGGAGTACCGCCTTCACTGTGTCGTTTTCCACCGACAATAGTGTGCATGATGTTTCCATCCTTGTCTGGCCATACTACGGTCTCGTTCTTTTCAGCTTCAATGGTCGCCTCATCCCTGGGTATTGGACTCAGTGTATCCTTTACCTGATTGGTGGTAGCTTTATCCTCGTAATTCCAAATACTTCCGGTTACAAGTCCGTAGTTGCGCTGGTCACCCATGCTACCACCCCTGACTCGGTTTATCTTTACTTTCATGCTTTTTGGAAATTTATTTGTTGCTGAACCTCACTTACTTAAATATACTAATTTTCCGTGAAGATATCAAATTAACTCCACGTCCCAACCTGCTTTGATAAGTTCACGTACAGTGTCGATATCAAGATCGTACTCACCACCAGATTCAAACATGGTACCTCCGATTCTTGCGTTTATAGGTTGCAAAGGACTATTGGGATTCATCCAACTCTTAGGCATTGTACCTTCTTGTAAGGATGTACTTTGCATACTCAATCCTGGTTTCTGCACCTGAGCAAACATGTTGGGTTGATTCAAGTTACCCTGTGTCGGATTGAGAAGAGCCTTACCCATCATTTGACTCGTATTCTGTTGAGGCTGAGCTATGTTCAATGTGTTGAATGCAGAAAGCTTTTCATCTTTTCTCTGTTGTTTTCCAGCATTTATGTCTTGTAAAAAATTACCCATTGCACTTAGTGAATACATAGCCTGTTGTGCACCTACATGATTGTAACCTAATGAATCAGGACACGAACCATCACCATCACAAGAAGGACATGTACCATCACTACAGGGTTTCATGTTCTTTGTTACATTTCCATCTTTGTCTTTACACTCGCAAGCTGCATCAGGGTTACTTGGATTAGAAGCATCATTACCTCCAACACCACCGTCAGTTTGAAAACTAGGAAGACTAGGCATTCCACCATTAGCCATGATCATTGATGGAATTCTTCCAACATTCGTAGCAAACTTTCCAATTTCTTTTGCACCCCCTGTGATACCTTGTACGGTTTGCTGTCCAACATTGAAAGCATGATAAGGCATTGTCAAAGCGTTCAAAAGCGGATTCTTTTTAATGTGTCCTGCTACACCTGCGGCAACCTGTTGATTTTTTGCAAGATTTGCATACTTGGCATAATCAAAGTTGGTATAAGGTGATGTGGTTTGTTTGTTATCGCTACCAGATGTTCCTGCACCAGATGTTCCAGATTGTGTTCCTGTAGTAGTTGTAGTAGTAGTAGGTGTTCCAGATTGCGTTGAGGTAGTGGGTCCTGTACCAGTTGTTCCAGTGTTTGTAGCTGTAGATTGAGTTGATGTAGTTCCAGTGTTTGCAGTTGTAGATTGATTTGTTAAATCTATTACTGTAAGATTAGGCGGAGGAGTTACACCATAATACTTACCAGTATTTTGATATTTATCCCAAGATTGTCCATATTCTTTCCAAAGAGTAGCTGCATCATTTTGACCTGGTCTTGTATATAGGTAACCAGGATAATTACCTGTTTGATCTGCATAATTATTTTTTGTCCATGTTGTAAATGCAGTTTCTTCAGGACTACCTGATGCAAATGGATAATCAATAATCTTATCTGATACTCCAGGCTGTGAGTTCTTGTCTTGAAACTTCATCAAGCCTCCGTTCTTCATCAAGTAATCCTTGAACTCCATGCCACTCAATGAACCCCCTCTTTTCTTCTTGGGGTTGATATTCAGACCACCTCTCTTCATCACATTGTAAATCATTGAAGGATCAAACTGACCTCCGAACTGATCACCGCCTTCCTTGAACATGAAGTTAGGTCTGGTCTCTCCCTTACGATCATAAGGTAGGTACGTCTGAGCTTGTGGGAACGCCTCTCCTCCTGATGCATACTGGGTACCGCTGTAACCCGCCCATGTCAATGGATATGTGTTTGCCTGAGGAAAAGCTTCACCACCATCGCGTTGTTGTTGAGCTGCTTTGATTTCAACTGGATCAATGTTCATAGGAACATAATCCACAAGCTGGTCACCATAATATTTTACTCCCTGTACGTACTTGTTTACACCTTCTCCAAGTATTGATCCTTTTTTCTCACGACTTGATTTGTCACTTCTAGCCAACCAACCTTGTTGGTTTATCAAATATGGTAGAAAGTCAAGATAATTCTCTCGTGTAAGATTCTCCTTGTTACCTGATTTCGCACGGTTTCTCAACTGACTAACGTTCTCCGCAAGAAACCTCATTGCAATATCAGATGATTTTACAGGATCGTATATGGAATCAAGCACATCTCGTTCATCTGATGGATATAGTTTCCTTGTTTTATCAGATAGACTTCCATAGTTCGTCTGAAAAGGTCCGAGACTTTTATTCCAAACCCAGGACTTAGGCATGATATACGAAAACAATTTGTTTTCAGGAAGCTTTAGTCCTGACTGATAATCAGTGCCTCCTTGCGATTCCATCATATACTGACCCATCATTGTCTTGATCATGGCATTATACTCATCATTGCTGATGTTATAATCCTTCATTATCATCTTCTTGTACTCAGGGTCATTTACCTGGTTTAATATTTCAGGTATTCTACTCTCAGATAAATTTATATTCTCATCACCTTCTGCATTTACAACATATGGACCTTGATCAGATGTTGAATATTTGGATATGAATGCACCTGGTGTGTAATCAGTGTCAAATCTAGTTGGGACAGGAATATCAAAATACTTAGGATTAGACTCTAGTATTTTGTCTTTAGTGGATTGTCTTTTAGAAATTAATTCATTAAGTTCTGGATTAGACCACACATCTTGACCTTTATAATACATCAACGCAGGTCTTGACTGACCCTTTAATCTTCCAGATACTTGTGCAATATCATCAGTGTCTGGTCTATATAGGTTCCCTTCTTTGTCTATATCATATTCTTTAAGAATCTGCGGTCCTGATCCTGGATTTTGAACAGTATATACTCTTTTCCTACCATTTTCCAATTCTTTTACATCATACACATAATAATTATGAGCTGATTGATAAGATGGAACAGATCTGTATTTTAACTCTTTTGTGACAGGATCGGTATATTCACTTCTTAAGACTTGATTCTGTATTAAGGATCCTGGAGATAATTTGGAATAAATATCTTCAGAGGTTATACCAAAAGCAGGATTGGAAAGAACCATGTCCCTAAAGTTATCACCGCCAGTTGTTGGACGTATCCCTGACTCAGGATATGTCTCATACATGGCAACACTACCAGCTGTTGTACAATAAGGACCTTTACAAGATTGATCTAAGTTATATCTGCGATTTCCAAGAAAATCCCCGACACTAGTAGACATCAAATAATCTTTTACTTGAACAGGAGTCTTGCCAGTATTTTGTGTTGTATTACCTTTTGCTAATATAGCATTGATGGCTTCATTTAAACTTTCATATTCCTTAACCAATTCAGGAGGAGCTTCTTCAGGACCAATTTGACTTGCTTGTAAACCTTGATACTTCTTAAGTCCACCGTTTTTGTAAAACCAGTTCAGGTTTTGCGCCTGTGGGAACTGTTCCTGACAGTCTATACATCCTCCATCCTTGGCGACCTGCATGCTTGTATCGGTCATTCCCATGGAAGGAGTCATCATGCTTTGCAATTCCTGTTGACGCAGCTTTGCCTTGATTGAGGTATATGCCTGCATCTGCTCCTTGTTATCCAAGGCGGAGAACTGTTCCACGACCTTGTCATAATCCAGGTTGTTCAATTTCGCCCATGTCGCAAGAGTGGTCTGCACATCAGATGCGGACTCCGAACCTGAAACACCGGAGTTCATCGCGGTATCATTCATACCGTAACCACCATACCGTGCGTGCTTATATTGTTGATATTTGTCTCCCTTGACATATGTCATCAATCCAGGAAACAGGTTTTGTCCTTCCTGGTTAGTAACAATCTGGTTCTTGAATTCCGTACCCATTGCCGGATTAGGTGGAGTCATAGGCATTTCCAACACTCCGTTTCCAAGTGTCGAATAATCCATTCCCGGAAACATGTAGAACGCCCCATTGGGGGTAAGTCCTATCATCTTGTCCTTCTGGTTCTTGGTTGTCAGTTTTGTTGTTGCTGCCATGTCATTGTCTTTTATGTAATCTCACTTTTAATTTTCCGTTCTTGAATTGCGCTCCACCGTTTTGCTTGAAGGTGTTTATGTTTTTCATTGTAGCCACTCGTTGTGAATACAAGTCATCCAATGACGAATTGAAGGGTCTCCACAGTGGATCATTCATTATTGAATTTACCAAAAGAAGTCTATTTTGAGGTGAAGTAGGATCGATTGTTGCAGATCTACTATTCCTCATTTGATCCATCATCAAATCATAAATGACATTTGCATCCTTTGGAGGAGTCGCTGTTTTTTGATTAGCCATCATGCGTAAATCCGCTTCCTTATTTGCCAGGTCATACCGCATTTGCCTGTTCAGTCTTCCAAACTGATCTTTGAATCTATCCAATAGTATATCACGTATTCTACGTTTTGCTTCAAGTTCAGGAGTAGTGTTTGATAATTCTTTGAATATTTTTGACTTCGCCCATTCTGCGGATTTGGATACTTCAGGAGAAAGATCAATCAATCCAAATCTTTTTGTTCCAAGGTTGTACATAAGATTGTCACCTTGAAAATCAATACCTATGTCATTCCTTCTTAAGAAATCAACTTGATCACGAAGCTCAGAATAAGCTTCAAGTGGAATATCGCTCATCTGTTGTCCTGTGAGTTTTCGCGCTGAAACTCCAGGAATACGACTCATGACTTCATAATCCAAAGCAGTGGTTGGTTCAAATTCAGGATGAGAGTGACCCAACACATCTTTTGCGGATTTATAATACCTAGGGTATATCTGGTTTGGATATTGAGGTATATCTTCAAAACGAGCAGTTGTAGCAAATGTTCCTCGCGCCTTTTCCGAAGGTGATACCTTAAGTACCAACTCTGGAAACTTTCTTAAACTATAAGCTTGTCCGTAACCGCCTCCTCCTATTCTGTCTGGATTATACTTTTGGAAATTAGTCAAGTTTATATTACTCACCACACGATTCCTCAACGCCTCTTCACTCATCAGTTTTCTTGCAATATCGGACTGTAGAACCCGTGGCATGACTTGATTAGAAAAACCAGAAACAATCGATGGAACAAATGGAAGAGCTGAAAGTCCAGCGGTAAGTCCTGCGGTACCATAGTCACCCTGAGCAAGTTGTGTACCTGCTAATCCAAGTCCATATGCTGATCCCCATGCGGGTGGAAGCATCGCCATTCCTATGCTACCAGGTGCGTACATCAAAGGATTCTGATAAGCTTCAGTTGTACTGGTTTCCACGAGTTTCTTCCTGAACTCAGGATTTTGCATGTTCCTATTGAATGATTCCTGCGCACCAGAAGGACCTGTTTGATTCGCCATCCTTCTGACATCCTGAGGTACAGACACAGGTGAATCAAGCTTTACAAGTTCTCCAGTCTGAGGATTGAACCCATGTGTACCAGCATATACGAACTTCCTGATGATGTCATTGTATTGAGGATTGTCACTGTATACCGCGCGATTGTCAAAGTATTCAGGTGCATTTGCATATGTAAGAACACCTGATAATCCTGTTTGTGCCTTAGGAAGCGAACCACCCATCAGCTTCTTATTTTTTTTCTGCCAATCTTCTAACGCTGCTTTAGTTTCTGGTCCATATATTGCATCAAACGTTGTAAAATCCGATCCCCACACACTAGGTTTTGTTGACTTGGGAAGTTTATATCCTTGTTCAGCTAAAGCATTTTGAATAGTTCGCACCAATATTCTTTGAACTTCTGAATTTTGAAGTTCTGGAGAATATGTAAGTCCTAGCAAATAGTTAGCGTCATTTAAAACATCACTACTTGACATACTATCCCTGACAGATTTTGCATAGTTTTCATAGTCTTCATATGTCCTACCAGTAGTTTCTAGTGTAGGATATTTTTTCTCTATTTGTCTTACTGCGCCATTAGGGGTTCGTATAATTTTGTCCCTTGGAATACCAAATGCATCGCAAACATTATCCGCACAATTATTGGTAAGCAGATTAAAGTCTACAGGACGGGTATCAGTTTCTCCAATACGCCAATCAAATATTCCAAGCGGTAGATTGGATACTTTATTAAAAAACACACCAGGATCATACCCATAAACATTATATGTCTTATCTCCTGCTTTTACATCAACTGAACCACTACTTAAAACGTCATTTCCTGCAGAAGACCAATCTATAGAAAGACCACTAGGAGACGTTGTAGCCATCACATGACCTGGAGGATATCTTTTAAAAGGAGGATACAAACTGATTTGAGCAGGATGATTAATATCCATAGGATGTATCTTTTGCCCATTTACACCATATGCACCTACTTCCTGTCTAGGTGTTCCCGCATACTCAAGGTTCTTCCTACCTGGATTAGGACCTTTGTTCCACATGATTTCCTTTAATCCTTGTTTCTTCGCAGCGGCATACGCTTCATCCCATGTATCATACTTATCTGTAAAATCTGGGACTCCCCAATTATAAGGATTAGCATATGAAGCTTTTAAACTACTTATGATACTACCAACAGGACCCACAGTTTGGTGTTTGACAAGACTGCGCGTTGTTTTGCTACGTAGTTTTCTCTTGCTCATCGTGGACTTGTCGTTTCTTTTACGGCAGATACCTTCAGGTTGTATTTCAGGTTATCAGATACAGTTTTGCCTAAAATTAACCTATTTCCGTAATGTCTGAATTTTTTTCTTTGAAGCGGTGACTTGTTGTAGTCTATGTATGTGGGATTCAATATCTTACGATATCCATTCTGTTCGGTGTTGAACATGCGGTACTCGATTCCTGAGAACTCACCCCTGTCCTTGGTTGCATCCCAGAACTGGTTGAAGCGGTACTTGTTCTCCTCCTTGGCAAACATGATCTCAATCCCCAGTGGCGTCACCTTTGGATAGTTAAGCATCTCCACAGGACTGAAAGGTTTCAGATTGAGTTTCAAAAGACCTGAGTTCTGTTCCGTATTGTATATCATGGCATAGTCGAAGTTCGCATTCAATACGTGGTACGGATCGATGCAATCCTGTGAGTAGTTGAGAACCTCTAGATAGTATTCCACGCTTTTGATGGTCGTTATACCGATACCTGTATTGACTGGCACCTCCACCTCAAAAGGATGGTTCACACCATAATAGTTACAGAAGCTGTTACATACATTGTTGTGTTTCCAGAATCCTTTGTCCTGTACGGAATAGAAGTGATCATTGGTACCCAAGACATGATTAGGATGCCAGTCGTGGAAGCTGATCCACATCTTTGTCTTGGGATCATAACTGACAGTCCATGAACAATCCTCAAAATACTCAGGATCACCAAGTTCTATCCTAAGTTCTCCAGCTTGCTTGTTTACATAGAAGTAATCAAGATCCTTGTTGTACTTAACCGTGCTTGATTTCACCTTGAAGTCACGCTTTGTAAAATATACAATCTCGTATTGGGTGTCATAAACGGCAAGACAACCTATTCCAAGAACTGTGTTTTCAGTGTGTGGGAATTCAGGAAACTGGGTGGTGAGTACATTTGGAAGATGTTCAGCAAACCAATATCGCATGCCATTCATTGCAATGTCGACAATGGTGCCGCCAGAGTATTGTAAAACCTTTCCGCTGTTGCGACTCAACCAGAATGTTCCATAGGGGGTGTTCACCACCGACCTTGTATCTTGACAAGATGCATATTCATATTCGTCATCCGCATTTACCAATGACTGGAAAGGTTGATTAAACAAACCACCATCACCTATCGTGATCTTGGTGCCAGCGGATGTCTGAAGTTGGTCCACACCTGTGAAACTTGTAGGTTCCCCATCCTCGAACAGGATCAAACCACCAGTTCTGTTTATAGGCTTAAACGCAGAAACAGTGTGTTCAAACTCCTTATAGTTGTTTGGAAGGTATATTCTCCATGAATCCCTTGATTGTTCAGATATCTGAGGAAGACTATAATAAACCTTGTTCTGGTAATAGGTGTAGCATGTTTCAGCCACATTCGGATCATATGTCCTTGGAAGGATGAATCCAAATGATTTGTAGTTGCTTAAAAGTCTTGACACTGAAAGCGAATAGTCATACCTGTAATAGTTTCCGCTCTTGATGATATCGCTGCGGAACATCGCACTGGTGTCAGTGTAATCCGTATAATCATAATGTCTTTGACTGTTCAAATCACCATAATCACGGAATGCAAGATTCACTTCAGACTCCACAAAGAAGTCACGGATTCCATTATAGAATAAGTAGAACCATGCGCTTGTGATTTGGAAACTGTTTGTAGAACCCACTTTCCTGTCAAGATGGTGATACGAACTGGCGGCATTTATCCAGTCAGTGAATGATCCTCCAGTCAACGCATTCCAACTAAGTGGAGTCTTGATGTCTGAAGCATCTATCTCATCAAAGTTCGCCCAGTATCTTGGATACAGGATGTTGGCATATTGCTTGTAATCAAACTGTGTTCCATCTGGAGAATCAAACAACCAGTTGTTGTAGAAGAAGAAAGGATTCTTTTCAGTGTATCTGTTGATGTATATGTCGCCACCAAACATGGTACCTGAGTTATAAGTCTTGTCCTTTATCTTGGGACTAGTGACCAGGTAACATGTGTTTACCGGCACTTGAACAATGCTTTCAAGCTGACCGTATTGGTTCTCCAGATCTATCTTCAATCCTGCATAGTAAGCTGAAGTGGTTGAGGTTATGTTTTTGTTCACAGGATCATTGAAGCTAATTGTCGAACTCTCATCCCGCACCCTTTTTCTTGTCTTATCCTCTATGCTTGAATCGCCAAGTGACACTTCAGGAAATGTTCCGAATATCTTCAAGGCAACATAATCATTCCTGTAATAGTTGTTTATGATAAAGTTGCTGTCAAAACTCTGAACCTGTCCGCGTATGTAGACACTCTTATCATGTTTCCTTCGTATGAAACCTAGATTGCTTGATGGACAGACCGTCTTGTACTTGGAATAAAAACCGTGTGAGTTGAACTGCAGAGCGTATTGCTTGTAGGGAATCAAAGCGTATATGATCCTCAAAGCTTCAGCTGTTCCCTTACCTGCATAGTAATCTATGGTAGCAAACAAAAGAGCATACATTGCAACATCTGCAATAACCTGACCGACTTTTGTCTGATATCCAGGTATGAGTGTTCTGAAATCCAAACCACTAAGCTCACCTCCCGCATTTGTTATCTGTGGAAATTGAAATCCTAAAGTACTACCTCCAAAAATTCCACTTGACAAACCAAACAATGCTCCTCCAGACACACCATTGGTTATTCCCAAAGGCATGTTTCCAAGACCTGCAAGCAATCCTGCTGCAGCATTTGGATTGATTGGAGGAAGACCAGGTCCAAACACGGTTGCGGCTGCAGTTGCAGATATCGCCTGTGTGACATCATCAGCCGCCTTAGTGATTGTACCGCGTCCACCCAATGCGTTTCTCACGGCAATCGCAGTACCTACTGTCAATGCGATCAGATACGAAGCATTGGTGATGAGCTTGTGTTTTGGATGACCATATGGATATTCAAACTTTCCAGTGGCATTACCATACTCCCTTGTATAAACCTTCACTTCATTGTATGAAAGGAACGGATTGTTGAAGTTTGTTTCAGGACTATGAAAACTGAAGTAATCATTCTTGTATTCATAGAGTCCCCCACCATTGTTATCAGGTGATTCACCTTGGTTCAATGCAAGGGATGTCCTTAGGAAATAATCAGTCCTTAAATCATTGTACGGATAGTTCTGATATAGGACTTTTCTTCCATCAACATTGCTGTATTGGCGCATGTTGTTTATCAGTCCTTTGGCGAGAATCGTCCTGTTGCCTTCCCTTGTTCCGCGAAGGATCTCATATCCAATCACGTTTGGAATGGGGTTTCCATTATTGTCCACGGGATGCTTGATGTTGTTAAACCTGACACCCATCATATACATTTTGTCCCCTCCTTGATTATGTATGTGGGAAGCACAACTGTCAGGAAACTTATGATGACGTATGGGAAGACCACACAACTCACCCCATACTTCAGGTCTGTTTATGGGATATTTCTCAGTCGACTCCCAATATCCCATCAGTCCTTCCCTTTTGACAAGACCTCTGTCCTCAAGTACAATGTTCAGGTTTGTACCTGTGACAGTCGCTGTGTTGTAAACCTGCCAATATTCGTTCTGATTTGGAAATATCACATCTGGATTACCCACTGACTCAAGAGCAACATCTGAAGGAAAAGACGCTCTTCCCGGTATGTGATAGCTTGCTGATTTGTCACCGTCATTGTATAGCCAACGTATGAAGAATGCATATTGCTCATCTCTCATGTATGATACGTTGACTCCTCCCTTGTAATAGTAATCAGAAGGATACTCGACTTCCTGCCAGTATGTTTCTATTTCATTTGCAAAAGGTTGGTAGTTGAAATCAAACTTGCTGTAAATACCCGATCTGAGAAGATAACTGTTGACACTGAACATCTTATCAGACTTCTCATATATGGGAACAACCAATTGTATAAGCGAGAGATTAACCGCAGGCAATGCTTCAGAATAATTGTCTATCGTCACTGTTGTCTGTGAAGTGCTGTAGTTTCCTATCTTCCTTGCAACAGTCTGTGCGGCAACAGTACTTATGACAACAAGTTCGTATTCCTCAAAACGAGTGTCAATGAAACTTATGTTTATCTCAATCCCTCCAGCAACACCTATGTGATTCCACATGCTTAATATATTGCTTGGAGTGAAATAGTTGGTAACCCTTTGTCCGTTTATGGAATAAGCTATTGTCACCTGATAGGATCCGTTGAGAAGCTGTCCAGCTCCCTTTGCTTTCCTTATTTCAAAACACGCAGGATCTATCAGATAGTTCAATCTTGTCTGTTCACAATCCAGACAGTCGCTGAAGATCTTTATAGGACAATTCGGATTGGTGTTGTCCCAGGTGTATTGATAAGGTGGATTGTCAAGATTGATCACACGATCGGGATTCAGACCATCCGCAAAAAACACGGAGTATGTACAGTCAAAATTGTACTGTATGAATCCGGTTATAAGATTCGTCTTGTCAAAACCCAGACAGGGATCCTGTATGACTTTCTTGTATCCGCATGTTGATTCCGTGAATATGCCGATTTCCGATAGTGTGTTGTTCGTGGAAAACACAACCCATTCATCAGAGGTTTTACGCACTATTCCTATGACGGTGTAACCCGCTTCAAAACAAAATTCATTTGACGGTTCGTTACCTATTGTTCCAGCATCACCTTTGTGTGAGTTTGTCACAGCGTTGATGGCATTGATCCATACTCCATCTGGCACATACGAATCATTATAGTCCTTTATCAGACCTTTGGTGTACGTGATGCTTTTCGCCGAATTCATATCGGTCGTCGAAGCCGATGATGAGGAGTTGGTGGTTTTAGCCATAACCTATCAGTAATGAAACGGATATGAAGGATAAGGACCGCGTGCGGTCTTGAGTCCACCATACCACGCATAGCTGTTGAACATGTTGTAATACTTGGCATACATCGCCTTGCGGTTCTTCTCCCACATGCGTTTCATCTCACCATAGTCCGGAGTGTTGATGAAGCTCAATGCATTGGTTCTTGCAATCATCATCTTGGATTGTATGAGTTGCAGTTTCTGTGCGGCAAGAGGTTCACCGTTCATGAAAAGGTTTTCAAGGATACGTTCCTTCAAGGCGTATTCGTAATACTCATTCACCAGGGGATGATCAAGGACAAGCAGGTTGCCTTCGTCATCCTCCATCAGTGATTCATAGTTTATGTAAACACGACCTTCCTTGAAGTTGATGGTGTGGATGAAACCATCCTTGATCTTCATACGGTAATTGTATGAACCCACGTTTGCAAGGTTGCATTCTGGTTCCCCGTAGTTGTACGGTATGATTTCGATTGGAACCGGTCTTGGAAACTCTCTTATGAGTCCGGGTCTATTTTCAACAATTTTGCAACCATCAGGGCAATTATCAAGACTGATGCTGCAGTTAGCAACAACATTTGCCGCGGCAATGATAGTAATCCGTGCAGCATTCCAGACTTCGAATACTTTGACTTTGACTTGGTTTTCATTGAGGATGACATATTCAAAGTTAACATAATCTTTCTCAGAGTTCTGAACCTTGAGAACAACATTTGTGGAACCCAGATTATGGGTAACTATGTTCCATCCCAGACCAAGATCAGCAACCTGAATCAATGGACGCGTTTCATTTGCAACACCACAAAGCATTCCAAAGTTCATTACATAAAAGTCCGCGGGAAGTTTGCCTTTTCCATTGTGAACCTCTATGATCTTTCCCCTACTGGGATTGATTTTGAGTCCAAGTTCGTAATTGACCTTGATTGCGATTTTGAGCAGTTCCTGCGGATTGAGGAAGTTATCCTGGTCAAATGTGTACAGATCACTCCGTACTGAGTTCATCAGGTCATCAAATGTCCTGTATTGGAGTTCTGTCTTCATTTGGTGTTGCTTACAAAGTCTTGTTTGACATCACCTGGTATGCTGATACTTGTAGCCAGGTCTTTCATTACATTCTGCTCCATCTCCCCATACAGGTACATGGGAACAGAGAAAGGTTCATCCTGTATGTAAATGCAATCGTGTTCCGTATCGCAGTTGTAATTACCTATGCCTGATCTGAACAAACCTTCAACTCTAATCGCAGGCCAATCCACACTGGGAACATAGATGTAATCATTCACTATGTAATAGTAGGGAGTCTTGTTGTACTTGAAAGTCTTCTGACGTACCATCGCTTGATAAGTGGACGGATACGTCATGGTCAATGGAGTTGTGCCATCGATGCTGGTTATGGACCTGATGATTGGACCATAGCTTCCATCGTATGTTGGAGGAATCTTGTATTGACTGCGCTTTATGGTACAACCAGAGGTTATGCAGAAACATCCAACATCCGCCTTGTCCACATCAATCATTGGAAAGTAATCCAATGTATGGAAGATATTGTTGTACTTACGTAGGATTCCCTTATCGTCTTCACGTTTAATAAGCCATGATATGTGTTTGAGAATCAAGGAATAAATATAACGATCGGTGACAAATGCATCCACTGTCACCGATTTGATTTGATTCCTTATCCTACTTATGGCTTCCGATACCTTTGTTACCATGGTCAGCAGTTTTGTTTAAAGTAAAATTCCGCCTCTTCCTTGCGTCGTTTGATCAGTCCGTTCATTGTTTTTCCACCAGCTCTGACCCACTTGGTAAACTCACCTGCAATTTCAGGATCTTCAGGATCAGCATTGACCTTCCGAAGAAGCGTACTCCTCCGGAAAGCGCCAATGCCTACATTATATGTAAAGGACACAAGCGCACCAAACTGACAATCAGTAAGTTGCACACGTATCTCGTCTGTCACTTTTTTTGCAAAGTCATCTACAACATTTCTCAAAAGCTTTTCAGCTTGCGAGTGTGTGATTGTATCCCCTTTCCTTACTTTGGATCCATCTTCGTAAAAAGTGTTTCCATATCCAATTGTCCAAACTCCAGCAACATCAATGTATGCATCAGCTTTGAAACCTTCATATTTTTTTATGAGTTCTATCGTATCATGAGACACATTATAACCCATTCCAAAATTACGAGTGTTCTCTTGCACTTGCTTGATTCCACTAATCAGACTTTTTAAGAATTTCAACATTGCCTTAAACATTTAATCAAGCTCTAATGGGTTATAGTCAATTAGTATTTCTTTGGCTTCTTCACTCATGCGGACTTCATGCATGTATTTCCTGTACAATTTTGAAACTTTCAATGTATGATCAACCTGGATGTATTTCTTCCAGTTTTCAGGATATGTTTTTCCAACATTTCCAGTGAAATCCCTACATGCTTTGAACCCCCAGATTTCATGAAACTTGAACTTGTACTTGGTTCCGTAATTGGTATAGAATATCTTGGCCAGGTAATTATCGCTTTCCCAGTTACGGTGCTGTATCACCTTGCGAAAATTTTCAGTGGTTTTAAAGTCAACATTCTTACGAACTTTGGGTTGACAGGTACCCAGGAACAAGTGACCCAGCTGATCCGGAAGTTCGATTCCATCCCTGAAATCTATCACTGTATTCGCTATGGCTTTGTTTGCCGCCACTATTATTTGCTTTATTTTTCCAGTATCCTTTACAAGACAGTCATGACGTTTTGCAATCTTTTGAAGTATCTCAGGAGATAATGAATTGAACCTGGGAGCTTTAAACCTCGGACCTTTTCTATTAACCTTTATCGCATCTTTCATAACTGTCTCTAATATAATATACTAATTTTTTTCGGTTTAGTGAAGTCCCCCTGCCATCACACAGGGGGAATCTTCACCTTCTTCAGGGGTACCAACCAACCTGATGTTTATTAACATGGACCAACTAAGAAATTGGTAACTCCTTGATTTGTAATATAATCGGGAAATGGAGAATCAAATAGTGTATCACAACCACTGAGTAAAGTCAGATTTGTTTCAACGGCCACTCCTATTGTAACAGTTCCTGTAAACACAGGTGCTACAGTTGAACCTGGAGGATATACAATGGGAGATCCACTTGGAGGTTGTATGACGCTTGAACCAATGGTTCCTGTTGGAGTACATCTTCCTGCAATCGGAGGATATACAGAACAGATGTAAAACGGGGAGACTGGTGTTGAACCTCTTATCCAACGATCTGTCTGAGTTTGACAGTCTTTATATCTTACAACCCAATTAGTACCTGTGTATATCCTGTATTGTTTACAGTCAGGGAAGGTAATTGGCGTTTCCCTAGGACAGTTATAATAGACAGGTCCAGATGGTGTTGCGATTTCAATATTGGACATTATCACATAATCCTCGTTTTGTTGAAAAGGAGCCTGTCCATTTGACTGATTTATCAGTGGTGCGGATCCTCCTTGTACAAGTAAAGGATATACGGTTGCTCCTGGATTCGATCCAGGAGCAAGATATGCAAGGATGTCTCCTTGCTCCAATTCGATTGTACCAAGCAATTCATATGAAGCAGGACCGTTTGGGAAATTCGGATTAATCCAGTATATGTCAAAATAGTACTTCGTTATACCAACACCCAACGGATTCAATGGATTTCCAGGACCTGAAAGATCATAGATGTTTATGGTCATGTCATTTGCACTCTGTGGATACAGATCAACCACAAGTGAAAATGGATTGCATGCCTCTACATATATATCCTGACTTGCAGGTGATTCTACCACGGTTCCATCTGAACATGTCTGTTCGATCTTGAACTCATATGCAGTGTTCGGTAGAAAGTCTGGAGAGACACCTTGTACGTTTGGTAGTGTTTGAATACATGGTGTACCCACGCAAGTGCTTGTGTCTATCGGAAAAACTCCCAGCGTGGTGTTATAAATCCATGCTGAAGTAGAACCACTTCCCCTGGTGTATCTGTAATACAGCTTGCCAGATTGTGCGAGAAGACTGCACTCATATGTTATGTCGAATACAATAGCCATTAGAAACTGATTGTTATGGTGTTAATGAATGGATGAGCAGGATTGATTGAATTGGTGAAATAGAAATTGAGAATATCACCTGAAGTGAATTCAACAGAATCACACTTGAGTGCAAATGATGTCACACTGTTTAGTGTATTGAATACAGGATACGTACCAAGTGAGAGATCCGAATAACCAGGAATGTCATAGACAGTGGCTGTTGTGACATTTTCAACCTGATACAGCGGATTCACCATGCTGAACATGTTGAATTCAACAACATCATTCGGATTAAAGGTCAGTGTGGATCCACCTATCAAGTAAAACCATGTGGTATCACCGTAGACTTTGTATTGTCCAACGCTTGAACCATATATCGTTGGAGCGTTTATATCCTCACCTACAATGAATGGAACCGAATCCACGGTTGTATTGAGAAGATCACATGCGTCAGCAGTATATGTGACAGGTCCTCCTATTACGGAAGGTCCGTCGATTATTATCTGCGCACCTGTGAATATCGGATCAGGTAAACCAAACAGGATGTAATTGTTTCCAGAATCAATAACCCTTGCTGAAGGATATCCCAAAGTTGTCAATTGGTTAGCCAACAACTGTATGAATTGAAGAACCGTGAATCCGGTAAGATTCAAGTTTACAGCATTGATCAGTGTGCCTGGAGCAGGATTCAATGACTGGACAAGCAACGACATTCCGGAACTGAACTCAGCTTGTGTTATTGGAATCGCAATTGGCGCATGTCTGTAATACGATATTTCCGAGGTCGATGCAGGAACAGTTGAAGGAGTGGGAGGATTCATGTTGTACAAGGGAAATGTATTACCCAGGGAATCTTCAACGGTGTATGAGAAGTTGTAACCGCTCAAAGCAGTCTGGTTTGTACCATCAATGATGCTTTGAGTAATCTTGCCGCTTGTTGTATTGTAATTGAACACCCCGCTCAATCTGGCACTGTCGTTTGAGATAGGTAAGACAGTTACTCCGAGAGTACCGACCGCATTGCTTGTACACAGTGTGTTTGTCAGAAGAGTACTGGAATTAGGATTTGGAAAAGTGAAAGGAGGAGCGGCAGCTATCGCCAGTCCTGTAAGAGCATTGAATCTGTAATCATGATAATATTCCAAAAGAATGGGAAGTCCCAATGTTCCTGATCCCACAGGACAGAGTGAACTCAATACTTGTGGATTTGTAAGCATAGGTCTTAGTCCATAGTATCCTGTACTTGACACCTTGTTGGAAGGAACACTGGTGTCAAAAATCGGATATTCATATCCACAAGATAATTGAGTGCCGCTTGCAAAACACAATGGACAAAACCTGTCAAGTCTTATTCCACGACCAATTGGGAATTTTATGTCCACACATGGTGAGACAAGAATTCCACAATCTCCAATGCCATTGTAGTCCACACTTGTAATGTCGTACAACGATAGCTCAGTGAATTCAACATTGTTTGAACCAGGATATTGCACACTGTAAAACAACGTAGGATAATTATTTACAGGAGGACCTTGGTAATATGTGATTTCAGGACAACCTACGATTTGAATTTGCAATTCCCGAACAAGGTTGGTAGGTATCTGATCGCATATCTTTTCCACCGCAACCCTGTAAATACTGTTATCATCCAATCCAGTGATGGTGTAACTGGTAGCAGTACTTGGAAGCGGTGTGGGATTTGCCAATGTCCAACTGTTCAGATTCAATGAATCCGCAAGCTTGTAAAGGATATTGTATGAATCCGTTGGTGAAGGAATCGGGTCAGGCGCCCAGGTTACAAATACATTCATGTTTCAGTTGTTATTGACAAGTTCCCAAAAATATTGATCTTGTGCCAGTTTTGAACTGTACTGGCTCACTATAATGCCATCTTAATTTCTTTTCAAGCGTATCTCTCTCAAGATAGGAAAGCAATATACGGTATTCTTTTCCAGGCCACATGGAGCAACCTGATCCTAACAGGTAGTAATAAGCATTGCTGTATGTCAGGTTACCAGCACAGGATGTGTTATACCCACCATCAATAGGAGCTGTTGCTACATAATAAGCACCCGCTGCCGTACAACTATCCACAGGACTGAACTTTGGTTGTGGAGGCCAACGAAGGATCACATATCCACAAGTAGTCGTGTCAACTGTAATACCCCAGGTTTCCGCAGGTGCTGTCTCATTGGTGTATCCTTGAGTCCAAGCACATGGATTGTAGTTGGGAGAGTTTGGATTGTTACCACCTCCACCATTACCATTGCCATTACCGTTTCCTCCACGGCGTTCTTCAGATGGTTGGTTTTTTGCAACAATGATGTTTTTCTTCTCCACTGTTGTATCATTGGGAC